AATAAATGTAAGTGGTTCCATTGCTTTACCAACACTGTTGTTAATGATATTTTGAGAACAAAATGTAAAGTTTTCACTGGTAAACTCATTAATACTCTTATCATCTGGTTTATTTATAAAACCCGCAAATGGCATTACGCGTGGATTACACCGTTGATTTGGCCAATCATTTTTTATTGACTGCATATTAATTACAAAATAACAATAGGAACTGATAATAAAAAATACAACTATGATGAGTATCAATAAAATTATTGATGAACCATAATAATCAAAATAGGTTAAATCTTTATATAATTCGGTTAATGATTTGTTCATATAGACAAATGAGAAATAAACTTTTAGAAAAAGTTATCAAAATTTTGCTCGAATTTTGCTCGCTTCCCTTTTAGAGAAAGTTATCAAATTTTTATAACTTTTTTAAAAAGTTATTTTCTAAAAGCGATATATCTACATTTTAGCTAATGGAGATGCTTGAAGTGCGCGGATTGTTTGGCCTGCTGGCCCAGCCCAAGCACTCTCCATTGTTTTCAAACTTCCATCCATTACATACAATAATGAAACCATAGTCCCAATTGTTTTTCCAATAAGGTCTTTTATACTAATAATAATTTTTTGGAATTCAATAATAAGGTTTAGGAATACCCCAAATATAGATTGAATAATAGATGTGAACATAGTCCTGATATTGTTAAACATCTCTCGAATGTAGTTAATTTCTTCGACAAATTCACCAAGAACAGTTGTTATTGATGATGTTACAAATGTGAGTGGCTGAAGAAGATAACCCATGGAACTATTTTGGATATTTTGAACACAATAGGTAAAGTCTTGCTCGACATTGTCGGATAATGGCATGTACATTGGATTACACCTGTATGCCGGCCAATTTGCTTTCACTTCTGCCAATGATGTTAGAAAACGAACACCTACGATGAAAAATACAAATGCTAAATTAATATAGATAAAATGAACCCAATTTTTACCAGATGGCATCTTATACTAAATGTATATAATTTTTTGGTTATACATTTAGCGACGATAACGACGTTTCTTAGATTTTCTCAATTTCTTGGACTTTGATTTTTTCGATTTTTTCGATTTTTTGGTTCTGGATTTAGAACCCCCAGTTACCGCAAGATGGTCAAACTCACTGTTTGCTTTTGATTGTAAAGAAAGTTTTGCCATAGCTTCTTGTTGAGCAGTTGTATCTTGGCCCGCACCATTGGCAGACTTGTAAGGGGCAGCAATAATTGGCACCGCAACGGTTCCAGTGCCACCATATTGTTTCCGTTTTCCGCCAACCTTTTTCAAATTTAACAACGCATTCTGGTTGTTTTTTATTTCCATGAACGATGAATTGCTTGGACTGCTACCAATCATTCCCGATTGTGTTGGTTCAGGCATACCAATTGTAGACATTTACTATATACATAGATTATTATTTCAACCTTTAGAAAAGGTTGATCCAAATTTTTGTTCTCTTTTTATAAAAGAGAGTTTGACCTCAAAATATAATTTCTTATAACTATAGTAAATGGATGACAACCAACGACTTCAGCTACAAAATATGATTAAGGCAAACAATGTCGATGATCAAACGGATTTAATACGCAATTTGAAACATAGTGAAATACTTAGAAATGAAATCAGCAAAATGATGACAATTAAGTCTAAATATTGCGATGACCCAGAACAAATACATCTGGAGTGTATTGGCGAATGTAGTTTCTTATTCACATATTACACGGATATTTATAACAAAGTTCGAAAGGATGAAATTGATATCGGTATTTTAAACAGATTCCTAGATGTCCTAAGGGATATTGAAGATGGTAAGGTGAACCAACACGAGGGTTCATTTTTAGTTGGAACACTGTTAAAGGAATTGTATGTGGACAGTGCTCTAAAAAAGGCGGATAAGTTGAACGAACAATATAAGGAAGATAAGCCGGAGCCGATACGACCTAGAACTAACATGACGTGGAAGCAATACAAATCTACCACCTTTTAAAAGGTGGTGCCAAATCAACACGCTCTTGATTCGTAAAGATTTGGTTGAACCATCTCTTTTACATTTTTTAATTTCAAACACAGATTAACTTAAAGATTTGATATATTATAAATAATATATTAAATGTCTATTTATGGTCATTTCACGCAACAATATTATGGTAATAAAATTATTTTTCCTGAAAAATCATTTTTAATTTCTGGTATTAGCTTTTATAAGGAAAATTGTTCTAATATAACATATGATACTGAATTACTTATGAAACATGACCAAGATAATAAATATGACCCATATGCGATTTCTATTATGAATAATGATAAAATCATTGGATATGTTCCAAATACTGAAATAAAGGAATTATGTAAAAATAATATAACAGAAACATTAAAAATAATAAATATAAAAATAATAAATGGTAATTACGGCATTCGTGTTATTCCAAAGTGTTTTTATATATATGACCCTATATTAGAAAGCAATGTATTTTTTTCAAATGATTAAACAGAATTTCAAATGATAAAATATGTGAGAGAGGTTGAATCAAACTTTGGCTCCACCTTTTTCTAAAAGTGGAAAAGTTGATATAATCGCTTAAATACAATTTAATATTGTATTCAAGTATCAAGTATGGTGAAAAAGTTCACATCGGCTGACCTTAGAAAGACACTGGTCATTGTCGAATCTCCCGCCAAATGTGCGAAAATAGAAGAATATCTAGGCCCAGGTTACAAATGTATAGCATCCTACGGTCACCTGAGAGAACTAAACTCGTTGAAACATATCGACGAAAATTTTGTACCAACCTACACAATTATTGAAAAGAAGTGCCAACAAATAGATAAAATCAAAAAGGCTATTCTTGGAGCAAATGAGATTATTTTAGCACTTGATGGAGATCGAGAAGGAGAGAAAATTGCGTATTGTATAGCACAGATATTCAATTTGGATATCAAAACAACGAAGCGGATTACATTCAATGAGATTACAAAAATGGCAATCCAATATGCGATTCAAAATCCACGCACAATAGATATGGACTTGGTGAATGCCCAACAAGCTCGTCAAATAATTGATTTATTAGTTGGGTTCAAAATCTCACCGATGTTATGGTCACATTTCAACGCTGGAGCATCTCTCTCGGCAGGTCGATGTCAAACACCAGCATTACGACTTATTTATGAAAATTACAAAGAAATCTCTCAATCTAACGAGAGAAAGGTTTACAATACGACAGGGTATTTCACAAGTGCGAATCTGGCATTTGAGTTACAAACCTCTTTTGAAAATGATGACGCAGTGACTGACTTTTTGAATGACTCCGTTGGTTTCTCTCATGTGTATACTTGTTCAAAACCAAAACGTGGAACTAGAAGGCAGCCCGATCCCTTTACAACGTCCACTTTACAACAGGCTTCTAGTAACGAAATGCGTTTATCGCCAAAAGAAACGATGCGTATTTGCCAGTCATTGTATGAAGGTGGTTACATAACGTATATGCGAACAGATTCAAAATCGTATAGTCGCGATTTCATTGAGTGCGCCAAAGAATATATAACGAGAGAATACGATACAAATTATATAAATGAACAAATTGATGATCTTGTAAGCAAATGTAAGGACAAGGAGGCACATGAAGCCATTCGTCCCACGAACATTTCTCTTATTGAGCTTAATTCAACAATAGATAGTAAGGAACAAAGACTCTATAAACTCATACGAGATAATACTCTAGCAAGTTGTATGTCGCCAGCTGTGTTTTACTCAGTTACTGCGACTATTACAGCTGCGCAAAATGCAAAGTTTACCTATACAAGCGAGATAATTGATTTCCCTGGTTGGACTATTACTATCGCAAAATCAAGTAAGGTAAGTAATGAATACCAATATTTACAGCAAATCAAACCAAATACGGTTGTTCCTTATAAGAAAATGGTATCAAAAATGAAATTTATTGGTTTGAAACAACACTATACTGAAGCGCGACTTGTTCAGCTACTTGAAGAACATGGAATTGGCAGGCCTTCTACTTTTTCTTCTCTCGTTGATAAGATTCAAGAAAGAGGATATGTCAGCAAACACAACGTGGAAGGTCGCAAAGTGGCATGTAAAGACTTTGAGTTAACCGACGACAACATTTATGAAGTTGAGGAAATGAGAGAATTTGGTGCCGAGAAAAATAAGTTGGTTATCCAATCGCTTGGCATTTTGGTAATGGAATTTATTGATGCTCATTTCTCTCAATTATTGAATTATGAATATACCAGTGGCATGGAAAATGAATTAGATTTAATAGCAAATGGTAAGGGGAATTGGAGTAGTTTGTGTCGAAAATGCGATGAACAATTGACATTGTGTACCGATAAATTGAAGGATGAACCCAGAATGAAAATTCAACTGGATGAGACAAACGCATATATCATAGGAAAACACGGACCAGTGATAAAAAATACTGAACTAATAGATGGAAAAACAGTGGTCAATTTCAAAAAAATAAAACAAGATGTTAATGTAAGCAAGATACATGAATACAAAGTAGAGGATTTATTAGCGGAAGATGTTCAAAAGAAGAAAATCAATTTGGGTAAATATGAGGGGCTCGATGTATTTATACAAAAAGGAAAATTTGGCGTCTATGCTTCCTGGGGCCAAAATACCTGTTCATTGAAGCAAGTTGGAAACCGGCCGATTGAGAGCATTAGTTTTGACGAAGTAGAAAAGTATATCTTGGAGCAAGAGAATTGTGGTTTTTTTAGAGAAATATCCCAAGATTGTTCGATCCGTCGCAGCAAAAAAGGTGACTATATTTTTTTCAAAACTGCCAAAATGAAAAAGCCAACCTTTCATAGTCTGGATAAGTTTTCAGAAGATTATAAAATATGTCATGTGAACATTTTAAAATCATGGATAAAAGAAACATATGGGTTGAATATATAAACTATTTATATTCGAAGACAAATCCTTTTGAACTTTTTTGACTTCCCGTTAAAACTTGACAAATATTGATTTTTGATGTAATATTATGTTCCTTTTGTAAATATTCATTTGCATCAATTTGGTAAGTAAATGTTTTTACGAATGTTCCATCAGTTGTAAACACATCAAATGGTTTGTTTTTACCTTTTATGTCTAACATTTTTTTTATAAATCCTGGATTATCTTTGTGATATTGTTTCCGTTTTTCACTATTTTTTTGTTTTACCTCTGGATGTTTCTTATAATATGTTTTCTGTGCTTCACTATTTTTTTGTCTTGCGCCTGTATTATTTTTATAATATGTTTTTAGTGCTTCACTGACTTGTTGTCTTGCTTCTGGATTATTTTCATAATATTCTTTCATTGCTCCACTCGTTTTTTGTTTTGCTTCTGGATTATTTTCATACCGTATTTTCGCATATTCTGCGAATTTTTGTCCTGCTTCTGGATTTTCTTCATGATATTTTTTTTTTGCTTCACTTATTTTTTTTTTACTCTCTTCTGTATGAATATAACCATTGAAACTCTCTCCACCAAATGTCATATTATACCCACCATCATCTTTATAATATGAATTATACATTAGAATGTATCCAATTTCAAGCTCACATAATTCGTCATGCGTATCCGCAGTGTCTATTTCTATAAGTTCAAAAGTATCTTCCATATCATATTTTCGTAACGCATTATATAGATATTGGTTAGCACCTCTTTTCGCAGCAAGTTTATGTTGTTGTTTTCGTTGTTTCAATGAAGTTGTCGTTAGTCCAATGTAATGTTTCCCATTTGGGAATTCTATTTTGTAAATAAAACCGTAAGTCATTGTATATAATATATAAAGATTTTATGTTTATGTAATTTTACGAATTAAATTTATATATTCCTAAATGTTTTCAGTATTTTCTTCTTTTTCTTTTTGTATTTTTTCTTTCTTTTTCAAGTATGCCCTTCTCGCGTATTCTTTCCTTTGTTCCGTTGTAGGAACGTAATTACTCTTATAATTAGTTTTCTTTTGGTATTCTTTGACACGATTTTTTTGTTCTTCTTTATTTTTTTCATAATATATTTTATTTTTCATCAAATACTTGTCTAACTGTTCTTTAAGTTTATTATTCTCTTCTTGTAGCTGTTTAATAATTTCATCACTGTTCATAGTTACTCTTATATAGTAGATTATTTTTATATGGTGTAAAAATCATATAAAAATTAATAAAATGTGTTTTGCCACAATCAATCTGTAAAAAGGGTTTAGGCGAAGCAAACCCAAACCTCTTGTGTGGGCTTACGGGGCTTACCCTCGTGAAAGTGGATAAATTAGAAATTTCGCTGTATCGAAGTTACAGTCCTTGTTTGGGTAGGCTGACAGATGAGGAATTCGAGCATAAAAGAGTAGTCAAATGAGCCAAAGTCCACAAGCTCTCCGTTATGGTATCGTATACGTATTTTTAACCTACGAATTCTTTCCGAAGGAGGGGTATATAGTTTATACGGCATTGAGTCTCTGTCAAACCATTGACTGAGTGGTGTAGTTGGGACTGCTAACCGTGCGAAGGATGCGTTCACTATCCCATTTGTTTGATTTGTTGTCTGTGTAAAAAAACTAAGATTATACGGACTGGTTTCATCGATACAATTTTGCCCTGCGATCTCCATGTAAAAATAAGCTGGCCCCATAATATTAATTTTATACGGACATTCAATATAAAAAACTTTGGCGCCAGGCAGATTAGGATTTGGAAGTAACCAATACCCATTGTCTCCAAACCGTATATCTCCGTAATAAAATCGCGGAGTGAACCCGACCTTGGAAACCGACGGCGTATTGCATCTTGACAATCCAACATTTCCTGGCAACCCCCAGTTCGAAAATTCCGATAATTTATTCCGCGTGATACACTGAATATTGCTTTGAGACGTATATTTCGCAAACTGTTCTTCGTTTGTCAAAACAAACCCATCCGCCGTATTTCCAAACCAAATCTTTTGTCCTACTGTATTGTAAACAATGATAAAGTTTTGATACCCTCCTAAAGAATCCAGCTCAGTTTGTAAGTCAGTATATCCTTTACTTGTAAAAAACGCTTGAAGGCGCAAGTTGACCGCTTCATTGAATTTATTGGTAAGTTCATTTGCCATTTGCTCCGGGTTATAGAACCCTTCTTCAATAACGATTTCAAAATTAGTGCCCTGTGACAAAAACAAACATTCAAATATCGCATTCTGTAAAGGATTTGAGTACATATGCTCACCCGGATTGTATGGCGCATTAATCTTGAATGTCATTGTAATATTTGAGTTTAGAGAAGAAAATGTGCTATAATTCGCCGGAAAAGTCCAATTGGAAAGTCGCAATGAATACACATTTGTAATGTCTTCGGGCATCTCAATCTCAAATTCGCTTGATTTCGGGAATTTAACCATATCTCTGTCATCTGAGTGTATAGAAACATATTTTCGCTGATATATAATTTCTTGTGGGTTGGGTATAATCGGGTGACTTGTGTTCACATTATACATTGGGGGAATATTAGGTTGATTATAACCGCTCATAACTATATTATAATAGTATAATTATTTTTTTATATATAAAAAATTATATTAAATATAAGTATATATGTCCGGAAATTTATCATCAGTGGCAAATTATAGTGGTAGACAACCTGATGTGTTTCAAAATATTAAACAGTTTTTCACGTCGACAAATGGTATTGTTTTCTGGATCTACAAGACAATAACAGGCACAGTTTATATAACACCGAGCGATCAATCAAGGACTGTGTTGATACCCAAAGATTTATATGTGATTGGTTCCATCACAAATACATCGGATATTAAATTAAAGCAACATATCGAGGAAATCCCTGACAATGAATTTGACAGAATTTTAACGATATGCTCAAAGAAATATAGTTTTATTAGCGATAATACGAATAAAACGCACTATGGATTAATCGCTCAAGACCTAGAGACAATTTATCCTGACTTAGTGACCACGAACCAACATGAAACGGATGAAGGTGAGGTCCAAGATATCAAAAGTATTAATTATATTGAATTAATACCATTGTTGATATGTAAAATACAAAAAATGCAGAAAGAAATTGACGAGTTGAAACGGGGGTAAACCCCCGTAAGCCCCCACATCAGTTTTGGACCAACCTTTTTTACACCATTTCTAATTCAAAATGCCCATTTTCACGGGAAAAATGGGCAGTAATGAGTGAGAATGGAACAGTTACTTTGCGCATTTGAAATGCGGAAAGGTGTAAAAGAGAAGTGGAGCAAATGGGGGTTTTTAAGCCCCCATGTTGAACCAAAATAAAATGCGATTTTGCTCGCTTTTTTTAAAAGCGAATAATTTAATTCTCTCGTAAATATAAAAATGGATTGGTATGCTAAATTGTATAGATCACTTTTAATAACCAGTTTTATCACATTTATCATATATTTAATTTATACAGGCGCAAATTCTCTCCGGGCTTTAATTACAGGATTGGTTTTGTTACAGTTTGCGATATTAATGATAATGTATTCATTAGCCTCTACTGTGTTGAATGAAACAAGAAACGGGACAACGCTACAGGTGCTAGGTGCGCTACAAGCAAACACTGGTCCATTTGTGCTATCCTTTTGCGTCATTGTATTTGTGCTGAAATCACTGATTGAATATTTTGACAAAATTGCCGTGGGTCACGTATCGCCTGGATTCAATACATTTAGTAATATACTCATTTTATTGTCATTCGCACAAATCTATATTATATTCAACTCCATTCAATTAGATAAAAAAATATCAAGCATAACATCAGGTATTATATACTTGTTTGGTCTCTTATCTGGAATTTGCTCACTTATACTATATACAATATTAACGTATTACACTACGGATGGTTAATTTCCACAAATTTATACGTAAGTCCATAATTGTATTGGGTTTCCCAAATTCCAGATATCTTTAAAATAAAAGAACATGTAGTCTTTTTGTCAATATTATTGAATATCTTTATATTACCATTTAAGAGCTGTTCATAAATTTTATATTGAGGTATCTTATTTGGTATTCCAACCTTTACAAGTAAATTATCTTCAATTTGCCTTAGTTGTTGTATTAAAACTGTGTGATTACCAACACTGAATATACATCTAAATTTATCGTAATATTTATCACATACAAAATCATTAATGGTAACATGAAGATAAATACCATTCAACTGCATGTGGTTTGTCGAATATAAGATTCTTATAAAACTACCCTCATTCATAATATTGTTTCGTGTTGGTTCGCAAAAATAAACATATTGGTCATTGTATTGTTCAATGGATTTCACCAAATTCATTATTGTATTAACACACGTTATTCTTATATAATTATCGCGTACAAGTAATAAAAACAAATAAATATAACAGTATAGGAAATGAAATTTTACGAAACCCATTTTGAAGAATACACTACCAAGGCAAAAACAGAAAACTTACACCCAAAACTTGATAAAATGTTTTCCAAGTTTCCGGCAACCCTGAGTAATTTGAAAAATCTTATCTTTTACGGGCCTAGTGGGGTTGGTAAATATACGCAAATGTTACAATCGATTCAAAAATACAGCCCTACCAATTTAAAATATGAGAAAAAAATCAGTGTGACTTATAATAAACAGCAGTATTTTTTCAAGATTAGTGATATACATTATGAAGTTGATATGTCTCTATTGGGGTGTAATTCAAAGTTGCTATGGCATGATATTTACCAGCAGATTATTGATAGTATATCCGCAAAACCCGACAAGGCGGGGATCATTGTGTGTAAGAACTATCATGAGATACACAGTGAATTGCTCGATAACTTTTATAGTTACATGCAGAAGAACCACTCCCTATCAATTGATTTGAAGTTTATATTATTAACTGAGGAGTTGAGTTTCATACCCGATAATATTTTGAATTGTTGTGAAATCATACATGTGCCGCGCCCAACAAAGGCGGCTTACACAAAATGTATACAACATAAATTGCCTAATAACATACGTCTGGAAAATATAACAAATATCAAGGGGTTACATTTATATAATGAGGATTTGATGCTTCAATACAAAAACATATGTAATAAAATAATTGACCGTATGATATTTATAGAGGATACTCAATTCTTAAAGTTTAGGGATATCTTGTATGATATTTTTATATATAATTTGGATATAACAGACTGTGTCTGGTATATTTTATCAACACTGGTTGATAAAAAGAAAATAGATAAAGATGATTTATCTAAAATTCTAATCAAGACTTATTGTTTTTTTCAATACTATAATAATAATTACAGACCAATTTATCATTTGGAGAGTTATCTATTTTTTTTAATAAAAGTAATTCACTTTAAAAATACCAGTTGAGTTATTTTTATGATTAAGGTGTAAGCATTAGAAAATGTCTCAATATTTTTGTTCTCTTTTTTAAAAAAAGAGAAAAAGAGAAAAAAGAGATATAAAGTTTGTTCGATAATATTTCCAATGGACCATAAACGAGCATTGGAAATATTAGAAATTGATATTGATAATTGTGCAAAGTTCGACCTGGAAATTTTAAAACGACAGTATCATAAATTAGCGCTGCGCAATCACCCCGATAAAAACGGAAATACGTTGGAATCAAATATAAAATTTCAGCTCATCAATGAAGCATACGAGTTTGTAAAAAAAGAAGTGGATTATTTGAATGTTGATGAACCCCAAGATCAAAATAATTACGAATATACTGATTATGTGAATTTATTTTTACATGAAATTATCAATGGTAAATATACTGATTTATTTGTAAAAATAGTAAAGGATATTGTTACATCTTACAAAACAACATTATCAACTAATTTATTTGAAGGGCTTGATAAAGATGCCGCATTGAACGTGTATACATTTCTCTCAAAGTATCAAGGGTTATTTCATTTGAGTCAAGAGACAATGAACCAGGTGAGAGAAATTGTTACCAACAAGTTCAGCAATGTAAATGTGTATACTGTGAATCCAACTCTAAATGATTTGTTCGAAAATAAAGTATATAAATTGTATGTCACAGATCAATTGTATTTAGTTCCACTTTGGCACAACGATTTGTATTTTGATACTCGCATAGAGGGAGAAGGAGAAATAATTGTCTTGTGTGAACCTCAACTTCCAGCCAATGTAACAATTGATGACGAAAACAATATTTATACTGAAGTCACAATTTTATCAAGCAATGTATTCAATGAAGACCCGAATATTAAAGTTATGCTTGGTAACAAAGTGTTTGAAATTCAAAAATCAAATTTGTTTATAAAAAACGAACAAATTTATAGAATTAAAAAACAGGGTATATCTAAAATAAAAGATGATATATACGATGTCACCGATAAGGCTGATATTATTGTTAAAATTCGTATCATTCACGGGGGCATGCCCCCGTAAGCCCCTCTCTTGCTTCGCTAAAAATAAACAAGGTTTTGCTCCACTTTTTGAAAAGTGGATTTATTTCATAAATTACAAAAAAGTAATTTATAAAATTTCACAATGTAAATAAAAAATTTATATACAACCCAATATTTATTTTTTTGCTCCACTCAACCTTTTGAAAAGGTTTAACCAAATTAACCTGTTTTTTGCTCAACTTTTTCTAAAAGTTGATTTAATCCTTCTTCTTAATAATCTTCTTCTTCTTGGGCTCCTCCTCAGCAGCAGGAGCAGGAGCAGGAGTCGGCGGCGGAGGGGGCGCAACAACAGGCTCCTCATCAACCTCCTCCTCATCCTCATCCTCCGGCTCACTGTCATCCACAAGGCTACTAACAATATGCTGGTCAACCTCATCCTCAACAACAACCTGAGTCTTCAGCTTCTCCTTCTCCTGAGGCTTGAGCTTGAGGAAGCACTGACCATTCAGCTGTGCGCGCGGCTTTTGGACAACCGCCTGAACAAGCTTCCAACTCGCACTGAACTTTCCATTTACGAACCAAATACCCGCAAACTGAATAAGGCACATAACATTCGCACCCTTCTTTAAATAATCTAGAGGGGTAAGATCGCTCTCACTACTCGGGAACAGCTTGTTTCCATCCTCATCATAAATCTCCGACTTCCATGCCCCCTCCCACTGCGGAAGCTTGAGGCGAAGAGTCGGCTTCTTCGTATGATCATAATCTCCAGTAGCCCTGTCCTTAGGATACTTCAGCATTGGAGTCCAAAGTGCCTCAACAACCTCAGAGCTCTTATGAACCTTTCCAAACCACTCCTTTGAGTAAATAAGAGCATTCGACTTGATCCTATCCTCAAGCGCCTTCATATTTGCCAGGAACGCGTCAGTATCATCCGTCTTATACTCATCATTTGGGAACTGAAGAGACATCTCAAATCTACCATTTCCCTTCTCCTCTCCCTCCGCCTTATAATCGGAGGCTCCCCACGTGAGCATCAGCGGGGTCGACAACGTTAGTCCAGTCTTCGTCGCCTTATTCAAAAGGTTTACGGACTTGGATCCCTGTGCGGTCGCCTTAGGCGCACAGAAGATAATCTCATCAATGTTAAGCTTGGTAGCGTCTACGATTCTCTCAGCCATGTTACTGTATTAATCTATATTACGATGCTATCTTTAAATCAATTTTTTTTTAAATACAAAGTGGATATGGGGTTGGCTTCTCTTGTTATTTTTCCTTTTATTTTATTATGAACACCGGTTACAAGTTAAGTCGGGTGTTATATAATATAGAAATAGAAAACAATACAAAAAGAAAATGTATATATAGTATATGTCTAATTTTAGATTGAATAAAAATACAACAGATGAATACATGAGCAAATTATCAAGCAAATACTGTTCTCAGTTGAAAACCAAGAAAACTAAGGTAAATGATGATGATATAAAGATACCAAATTTACAAACGTATAATGATTTATTTATTTATGACTATAATTTGGCTCAGTTAAAGGGTTTCGCAAAACATTACAAATTGAAAATTAGTGGAAATAAAATAGAATTAGTGCTGAGAATTTATGCGCACTTACATTTATCTGTATTTGCTACTCAACTACAAAGGCATTCAAGAGGATTTTTACAACGAATGATTAATAAATTACATGGTCCCGCATACATTGATAGAAGTTTATGCACAAATGATTGTGATTTTATCACGATGGAGCCCCTTGATGAAATATATTTCCATCAATTTATCAGTTATCGGGATACCGATGGTTTCATATATGGTTTTGATCTTGCTTCTATTTACAATCTGTATATAAAGTCCGGTTACGAAATTGAGAAGGTGAAAAATCCGTATAATCGAAATACAATCCCTGTTAATTTCCACGATACAATGACACGAGTAATAAAAGTTGGCTTCATGTATCATCATAGTATTAAGCTACATATAGATGATGATACTATTGATATTCCACAACCCAAGGCAGTAGAGTTGCGAGCACTTGAATTATTTCAAAATATAGATTCTTTAGGAAATTATAGCGACCCCGCATGGTTTCTCTCGTTGGATAGAAATCAAAACGTCAGGTTTATGAGAAATTTAAGCGATATCTTTAATTACAGGGCCCAATTAACAAATGACGTAAAGCGCAATATATGTCCACCCAGCGGAAACCCGTTTTGTAATTTTAATATAAATTACATACAAGGTGAATTAAATATAGATAATATTCGAGCAAGTGTTTTGGATGTTTTGGAAAAATTCGTAAATACCGGAATTAACACCGATAGTAAATCTTTAGGAGCATATTATGTTCTGTCGGCATTAACTTTAGTAAATGAAACAGCCGCGTCGGCGCTTCCATGGCTTTATCAGTCGGTTGCTATTTATTAGGTGCATATTTCTACTCATATTACCATAACGATTTATATATATGTGCGTTAAAACACTTAAAAACATTCTGTTTATGTATAGTATAATAGAATGTCCAAGACTACTGCTCCCAAGACTGCTGCTAAGAAGGTTGTTGAGACCGCCCCCACCCCCGTTGCCCCCGCCACCCCCGCCACCCCCGTCACTCCCGCCAAGGAGAAGAAGGTGAAGGCCCCCGCTGCTACCGCCGCCGTTGTTGCCGCCGAGCCGGCGGTTGACCAGGCTGAGGTCGATGCTGAGGCCGTCCTCGTCGACCAGTCGGTCGAGTTTATTGCCAAGCTCCAGCAGCTCGGCACCCTCATTTCTTCCCTCAAGACGGAGTACAAGACCCTCGAGAAGAAGTGGGTGCGTGAGCTCAAGAGTGCGCAGAAGCTGAACACCAAGCGCAAGCGCAAGGCCGGAAACCGCGCCCCCTCTGGCTTCGTCAAGCCCACCAAGATCAGTGATGAGCTTGCCAAGTTCCTCGAGAAGCCCACCGGATCTGAGATGGCGCGCACCGAGGTGACGCGTGATATCAACAAGTATATCAGGACCAACAACCTCCAGGACAAGGAGAATGGACGCAAGATCAACCCCGATACTAAGCTTGCTGCTCTCCTCAAGCTCAAGAAGACGGATGAGCTCACCTACTTCAATCTCCAGCGTTACATGAGCCCTCACTTCGCCAAGGCTGTGAAGGATGCTGCTGCCGCGGTTGCTGCTTAAATTTTCTTTTAAAAACCCACTTTTGAAAAAAGTGGAGCAAAAAAGATAATGGGGTCTCTTCGGGAGGGGGCGGTGTCCCCGTAGAGAACAAAAATCTTATAAATCTTTAATATTTTGAATAAATATTTTTATTCAAGATACAAATCAAATACTTATAAAATTCCGCTTTTGAAAATCTACTATTTTGCTTCACTTTTTAAAAAAAAAGTGAATTTTTAAAAGAGACGGGATTCAATAAACAAAGCTAAGACAACAGAAATCGGCAGCAAGTATTGGACTTAATACATACTCATAAGGAATCGTAAAATATCCACGATCCCCCCATGATGACCCCCAAGAATTTACACATGTAAATCGCTGAGTTATATTGTCAAATCCAACCATAAGTATACAATGCCCACCTAGTAATGTCTCATTGGATATATTCGGCATTGGAACAATTCCTGTAGTATCCGCATCGTAAAAACTATCATAGACACTTATACCAAATATAATTGGTACTTTTTGAGAATACAATACCGATGTCAAACTGTTAATATCTTGGTTCACAAATGAGTAACTGTATTTTTTGAACAGTAGCGAACTTTTAAATACGGATAAAGGCGGCAACGCATTAAACTTTGTTATGTCGTAACTCCATATGCTTTCATTACATGCGCCATACTTTTTAATTATACTTGCGGCTTGGCGAATATCTAAACCATTATCTTCTAGTGAAGAATCACCCTCAATTGCGCGACCACAATAATAGTGTAACAATCGAGAAATGCCAATCCTATTTTTTGTCCCCATATTAATGTATTGTGCGAATGCATTTGAAACGCAAGAACCTAAATTACCTTGATCATATATAGTCTTTATTTTTGATTGAAGAGAGAATCTGTCAATGGAGCTAGCTGCTTTAATGTGATCACCTGTAATTTGTAGTTTAAAGTCTCTCGAATCTGTTTTTTGGAATTTATAATTCAGCAATCTTTTTTTATCTGTCATAAACTATGTATAGAAAAATGTAATTTGAAACAATATAAATGTTACTACATATATTATTAACCGAATGCTGAAGCAATTTATTAATTCATTCTCACGTTTTGCTTACCCTGTCGGGTTAATAAATAATTATAAAAATGGTTATAAAAGTGATGAACCCGATGAGAATGAAGACCCTGCGATCCACTCGCATGACCAAGCCAATAATCAAGATCACGATGATGACGATGACGATGAAGAACCTGTATTTGATAATCCACTTGATTATATCGATTTGGATAAATGCCTCTTCACTTTTATATATTTTTCTGTTATGATAACCAACGCATTCATTGTATACATAATTTTAGCACATTCGAATACGTTTGTTTATGCGGTACAAGAGGCAATTGATTCTTATCTAGACATGGCAACAACTCAAAACCTTCCTTTTTGTGAGACACCATACGCAGTAACACCGATGATGGCCCAGGGGGCATCCGCATTGGCACATTTGCCATATGTTCCTGCCTTTTTGCTGGGTATCAGTTATGAATCACCAGAAACGATACCTATGCTAGATTCAAATAATAATATTTATGGAAAATATGCCGAAAATACTAGACAGCTTCTTTGGACACAATTCGCTCTACAATTGACTACATCGGTTGGTGGGCATATGTTACCAAACCCAAGAGCGGTATTGAATCAAGAAACATCTATTATCATGGCATTTTACTTCTTGTTTTCCTTTTTGGAGCTAACCACTCCCAAGAAGTCAAAGTTTTTATTTAAACAAAAATCATTCCTGATATTCACATCACTTTTTATGATTGGGTATTTTGTCATTGGATTAATGCCAATTATATTTACTGGATTTATCACGACAATTCTATTGAGTTTTGTGATTGAAGACGCGTTTGGGCTTATTACCGCTCAAGGTAGAAACATACTTCTAGCAACATTTGCGCCAACCGCTGTAATTTTATTAATTGAGACTGCGAGTTGCTCTTGGTTGCTCACTAATGTGAGTGATCAGGTTCCATGGCATTTAGTATTTGACATTATGTTCTGGCAAGTGGTTGGAAGTGCGATTGATGTCATTGTGATCAGTCCAAGGCCAGGAAAGTTTTTGACAATGGACGACTAAATAAAATAGAGAATATAACTTTTGCTCCACTTTTCCTTGCTTCGCTAAAACTTTGTGAAAAAAGTAGAAGAGAACAAAACTTTGACTCCACCTTTTTTAAAGGTGGATTCCAAAAGTGGATTTGGGATTATTTGACAGGAAATATGAACCCATCTGCCTGTAGAATTGTTTTAATTTCCTGTTTACACATTGGCCCATTGCTTATATCCACAGATTCAAATACATTTAGATTATCATTTACAGTAAATTCAAACATTGACTTGATCTTTTTGAGCAAATCAATATCATCAATATATTTTGTATTTTCCTTTAACCATTCATAAAATTGTAAATCATGCTTGTCTCTACCTTTTATAAATTTCTTAAATAATTTTAGAGTTTGATAGAGTGACCGCTTATTATCAACATCAATATTGTAATCTGTCCCTGACAACACACAAATTTCTCTCAATTCTGTTTGGGTAATACCCAAATTGTCTAACATTTTTTTTAAATCATATAGGACAACCGTATGATTTAATAGACTCAAATATCGAAGAACCCTAGGACAACCATATACAAACATATCCATATCTTCACTCAAACAACCCCATACCTTATTCCTAATTGCCAACAAAGCACATAGTTCATCAGCTTCACCTGGCGCATCATAGTAAGTTGCACCATATGAACGTATCAAATCCTTGACTTCTTGAATTTTTGCTTTACTTATGTGAATGAAATTTCGTTTTAACATATCCATATGATTCAAAATTTCATGTTTATCGTGCTCATCTTGAGCATCATGTAATTGTTCCTTTAGTTTACTGTATTCAACTTCGGCAGTCGCCTTATCATCCTTACGCCGTTGAAGTAGTGCCTTTTTTTCAGCTGGTGGTTTACCATCAAATACAAATACTGGAATTATATTATAATGACGGAATACTGATAACATGAGATATATGTTCTCTATCAATGTATTGTCGGCGGAGTACTTATATAAGTAAATGCTAATGTCAATCGCTATTTTTTTGCCAGATAATTGCGACAAATTCGTAACTTGAATAGAACCCTTGCACTCCTCTTTGAAGAAACGGTTCAAATTTTTGATTCCCATGTTTACAAGTTTAATTACATCACAATTTTCAATTGATTTCAATTTCAATTTTTTACACATAAAAAAATGAAACAATTATATATTTTATATAAAAATTATAACAAAATGAAGACACGTAGCCAAACCAACTCTACATTAGAGCAAGATCCAACTCAACAAGAGTTTTGCTCATGTCAACCTTTGAAAAGTGTTTTATCAAAGCAAGATCCACCTCAACAAGAGTTTTGCTCCACTTTTTCAAAAAGTGGATTAGATGTAAACATCGATTTTGACATGGCAAGCAAGGCATGGAGGGCAAATAAAAAATATATGGGTGATGGATCATTCAAGTATATACGCAACAAGTATAAGGAAAATGCTCAATTGCGAGAAAAATTACAAGGGCGTTAGCTTAGCCCAGCTCACAGATACTCATTCTCATATTGACAAGTAAAAATATATCTGTTTTAGTTTTTTTATGATTCAATAACTTTGTGGCATTTGTAATTCCCTCCAACATAGACCTAGTCTTGTAATTTTTTTCAATGTAATCACAATACTTTCTTTGATTTGCCGTGGTTTTATTAAATTGTAATAATGTTGGGTTATTTGTTTTACACCAATATAAAAAGGCAGGATAATTATTCATCAATATAGTTTTGATTACATAGTACGAGAGAACATTAGTATTTTCCTTATACAATGTCTCTCTTAGGAAGTCACTTTTTAAGGAATATAAATCCTTATACTGTAGACCCATAAAATTCAATGTTTTTACAAGTTGAAAGAAGCTATAATTTCTCTCGGTATTCATCAATATTTGTAGATTGTTTAAAAACTCATCTAGGTTATTCTTGTTTTTTAGAAGCATAAAACTACAAAATGACACATTCATTGTTTCAGCCCAGAACTCTGTATATGATTCAAATAGATTCACTTTTGAATTTACAGGAAATAGGTTTAATATTCGGCGTGTAGATTCAGTGTTGTTCATATTTGAAAAATCTATACCAAAGCTGTGACAAGTTTCATGTATAAACACCTTAAACCACTCTTCTTTTCGATATATTACAATTTCAGTATTAACAAGACAACCAGTTGTTATCGCAGTATTTACATTGGTTTCATCCAATATAATCGACTTTGACAAAGGAACTCTCTTTTCAAGTGGAGTAAAATATATATAGACAACTAAATTTGATGAACATTTAGAATCTGCGTACTGATGAATTATCCACAACCACATAATCATTTTTTCGACATGCTTATTGTATGTACGAATGTTAACTTTTGTAGAATCTTCTTCAACAATAAATATGATTTTGATTTTTCTCTCGAATAGTTTAAACGAATATGAAATCTCTGTAGACATTGATCCAATAATCCCTTGTTGTATTGTTTCTGGTAAGCCATTTAAATCCACTTTTAAAGGCAGTGTAATTTGAGACTTGGTATTTATTTGTCGCATCCGTATTTCGTATAACTGTCCAGTTTCCAAAGGTTGAGTGGATAAGACGTTTTGTTTAAAAGACACACCTTTGTTCTGGTTCACATAATTGTAAGCACCTAGAATTTTATAGTATAATTCTGTAAATATTTCGTCGGTTTTTTTTGTATGTTGTACAGCAAATAAATTTTTATTTTGTGTAAAGGTTTTCATTAAATGTTTGCTTTTATTTGAGAATACCATTGCCGTTATATTATATAAACATTTTGTATTTGTATAATTAAGTAAATTTTTATATAAATGGATTATTATAACGAGACATAATGAACAATACAAAAATATGTATCCATAATTATTTACAAAAATGTGAAACTGACACTACTCCGCCTGGCCTTTTGGATTTTTTGAGAGGGACTATTGGGTTGCTCAAATATTCTAAAATATACGGGTACAATTTATATATTAACAAAGACGCACACCCAGTATTCAAATATTTTGAGGATTGTGAATATTATGTTCATGATGGTTCTAATAATATTCATAAAACATATGAATTATTATCCCAAGCAAATCCTGGTTTTATAGATTATATATTAAATAAATTATTTCAAAATGAAACTAATTTTTATATTATGACTAACTGTTTTATTGAAAATAAATTTATATCAAATGAAATTGACAATGAAGTTAAAGAGTTTATACAAAAAATATTGAGTCCATCAAATGTGTTAAAAAATAACTTAAACAATGTATACAATGGGTTATGTATTTCATCTAATGAAAACTATAATTGTATTCATATTCGGTTTGGAGATAAATTTTTGAACTCAAATGATATAGACATGACTATTATATATTCAATTTATACTACAATACAGAATATCATTTGCGAAAATAATGGTACTAAATTAGTATTGATAGCAGATTCGAATAACATGGCAAAGGAGATTATCAAACAAAATCCAGAACTGTTATATTGGGATAATCAAAAAATTCATTTTGGATGTTTATATAATTATACGGAAGAAGCAATATTAGATACGCTAACTGATATATTTATTTTATCTAAATCGAGAAAAATATATACAATTAACATTTGTGAAAATTATTTCACAACATTTAGTCCACTTATATCAAAATTGTATAATATAGAAAATGTATTTTATCAAATAAATAGAAATATTCAAACGTATACATTAGATCCGCATGTATTAACTGTATATGAGACTGGTTTTAAAAAAATTCGTTTGGGAAAGGATAATGACGGCGGATATGTGATATGTGAGATACCAAATATTAATTATAATATTTTAATTTCAGGTGGTATCGACAATGATATTACATTTGAAGATAGTTTTTGTACAAAATATAATACTCCGTGTTTTGCGTTTGATGGAACTATTAACAACATATATATTGATAATCCAAACATTACGTTTGTCAAAAAAAATATTGGAAAAAATAATGATGATTTTACCACAAATCTTGTAGATTTATTAGAAAGCAATCAAAATATATTTGTTAAAATGGATATTGAGGGTGCGGAATTTGAATGGTTAATGTCTCTTGATGATAATATATTTGATAGAATTGACCAAATGGTAATTGAATGTCATTTTCCAAAATCACAAAGGGAAACTGACGTATTTAAAAAAATAAATAAAAAGTTTTTTTTAGTTCATTATCATGCCAACAATTATTGTGGATACAATCTTCATAATAATGTTTCAATACCAAATGTATTTGAGTGTACATATGTTAACAAAAAATATTTAGAAAATCCAAAATTAAATACAACTAAACTACCAACCATGTTGGATATGCCAAATGTTATAGAATGTCCTGATTATTTGATTGATTATCCACCATTTGTTCATTGAATAATTACTTGCTTCGCTTCAATTTATCGCGGATCATCATAAGTTCATCGAACACTTCGGCTGGCGCAGCACGTTGATAATGTGTTAACTTGGCAGTATTTGTCGCAAATAATAATTTCTTCAAATCTTCATTTTGAACAAACTTTGCGTATTGTGCTGCAGATAACTCTTTTTTCTCACGATTGTAAAAGTCTACATCAAATTTTATATTTGGTTGGCGCAACAAGGTGCCTTTGAATTTACCACTCTTTCCTCCTGCCGACTTGGCCATTTCCACATTTGTCGATAATTCACTTCCAGAATCGAGAGAAAACGATAAATAAAAATCGCGATTATCATTTTTGAACTTAGATGCTTGATAATAATGTTCCACAGATGACCATTTATGTTCATCTAATACAAACGGCTGAACCCACTCATTTGATAACTTTTTGCGCCATTTGGGAATACGCGACAATTCCGCAAATTCGCTCAACCGCGCCGATGGAATTTGTTCGCCCGAGCCCTTTCCTGGAAGAGGAGTATCGTTTGACTTTGAGTAAAACACAAATACGACTTCATCCTCATATAACCCGCGTAATCGCGCATCTGTCATTATATCTTCAGTTGGCAGTGCGTCATCCGTTTTTTTAAAATTTTTAAACTCTGGTATCAATTCAAATACACCCGAGTTTCGCTCCATGCACTTATCCACAATCATTTTTCGTACATCATATGGTATTTCCTCGAATTTGAAAATTAATTTGTTCTTGTAACTGATCGTTTTGTAGTGGTCGCCAGTGTAATCCAAAATAATGTAGAATTCTGGTTGAAAAATACCGGCATTTTGAAGAATGGAGTCATTCAATTGTCCGCACTGTAACACATTTTTCGTGTCACCATTTTTGTAAAATTCACTAGATAATATTATAAATTTTATATTAAGTATACGTTCCAATGTTGAAATCGCCCATGTTTCCGCCCAAAAATCACATGTCTTGATGATTCCCCTGAATTTTTCCAGAGTATCAATACCCTTCATGAATTTGTATTCACTCAGTAATTTCGCCGATATCTTTTTCTCTTTCAACAAGTTATCGCGCTTTTTCTTGGTTTCGTCAGCGGCATATGCCAGACGACTCAATTCGTTCCGGTCAATTGTGCTTTCAAACATATCCTTGTATTTTTTGAATTCAACCTCAAGCTGTTTAATTTCCTCAGCTTGTTTTAATACTGAGCTGCTAAACATATCGTATTGTTCTTTGTATTGCGCAACAACATCTTCAGTCGCACTATCTGCTAATTTGTTACGAAGCTTATTTACAGAGGTTTGCTGTGCTATATTAGAGAAGGCATCTCGTATTGTGGCAAACAAACAATCGCCGCCACCTTCATTATTCACAATGTAATAATTTTTATTTTCCATAAACTTCATTACCCAATTGTCACTAGTTGATTCCTTGTATTGTTGGCGAATTGCTTTCGCTGTTATTTTTGTTTCTTCTTTCAACTTGGGGGGTATTGCGACGCCTTTGGTGAGAACAAAAATATCAATCCTTCCAGGAGGGATTTCATCCAAATTTATTCCTACTTCTTCTAACTCTTCTAATTCCTCTAATTCCTCTAATTCTTTTTCTGGCTTTGTCTTGTTCTTGGCCAACATATCTTTTGTTACAAAAGTATAAAGAAGTGGATCATCTAGATGTTCAACGTCAATATTGTTGGATTCATCCAAGTATTTTAGATTGTCTTCAGTGTTCAATTCATACAATCCAATTTGTATCACCTTATTGTTATGTTTAACTAAATAAACAGGATAATAAATAATATGTTTGTTAGCAAATGTATTTTTGGCACTTCCAACAGCAATTACAACATCAGCGCCTAATAATTCAATTTGATATAAATTTGTCTCTTTTTTTAAATCATTCGGGTCGACATTTTTCAATTCCGGATAACTTATTGTATCGTCAATTTTAGACACAACCATGTATACTTTACAATAATATTTTTATTAGTGTAAAAATAACTTTTAGAAATCCAACTTTACACCTTTTCTCTTTGAAAACGCCCATTCTGGTGCGTTTTCATCAGCGAAAAGTAACGGTTCCATGCGCATCTTCGATGCGCAAAGATGTAAAAAAGGTGGAGCCAAATAAAAAGGATTTTGTTCGCTTTTCCATAAGTATTACGGAAACTTCGTAAAAAAGCAATTTTTCTCCACACGGGGGCAAAGCTCCCGTAAACCCCATTTTTGCTCCACTTTTTCCAAAAGTGGATTACCACAAAACTATATATTTTTTCATGTACTTATCATTTTTTAGTTCTTCCATGTAAAACCACATCATCTTACGTTTTGTGACAATATCTTCATTAGCTACATTACCTTCAAAATGAATTATCAATTGAATCAAAATATCTTTGTTACACTTCTTTGGTTTTAAAATGTTATAATAATCGCAGATTTGGGTCAATTGACGTAGCGTAAAATTCAACTGATAATTCAAAATATATGGTGTCATATCCTCATTGTCTAAAAATTCCTCGTATATGTTAGCATTTTCGTATTGTTGAACTCCATTTTTATCGTCTATCGTCACTTCACTTTCGGTTATTTCGCTATAGTCTATCAAAAAAGAAATATTTTCATTGTCTGTCATTGTTTAGTATAGAAGAAGAATTTTTAAGTTCTTTATTCACCTTTCATAACTTCATGTAAAAAGGTTCAAGTTAAGCAAATGTAAATTGAGATTTTGCTCCACTTTTACCAAAAGTGGATAAGGTGGATTTATAGGTTAACCAAATCCATGAACTTGAATAGCGCCTTATTCGTCAAGCTCTTGTAATCCTTGGTTTTAGAACGAGCAATCTTATCAATTAGTTCAGCAATATTCATTCCATCAATTGGCTCGTAATTTGTCGTAGCATATAAATCCACGCGATACAACAAAGCAATGTTCTCTGTCAACTCATCAACCTCATTCTTCTTATTGTCTATCGCAATAAATGTATACATCTGGAATAACAGATTTCTAGTAATTTCCACAATACGATCCTTTGGTATAATATTGTTGTCCATCAAATTTATAAAGAATGCGCTAAGCGCCTTTCGCCGCTCATTGTCCTTATTAATTTTACAAAACCTGTCATAATCCACAGTTGAATCAACATACTCAATGGTATCAAATAGTTGGGTAAACTGGCTCAAGCTATTCTCAAACACCACCTTCATCGCCTCATACTTGTTCACTAGATCCGCATACAATTCGGCATAAATTTTTGAAAAGAATCTATTAGTTGACGCAATTTCAAATACAACCGTGCTCACGCGATTAATGTCATCCGTTTCAGTAATAATCTCATCAATTGTATCAAAAATTTTGTTGCGTATATCAATATAATTTTTATCCGTCATCTTATTCAAATTGGACCTAATCATGTCAATCTGCGCATCGATTCCTATTTTTTCCTCGAGGCGAGTAGTCTGGAATGACTTTGAGGTTTCTGCGACCCTCTTTTTCTTAAATGGCAGATCCTTATTATCCCTCTTTTTGAATACTGGCGTTTTCACATAATCGGGCGAACCGACTTCCTGAGCCAGTTTCGATATAATATCTATGGTGCTATCTGGCAATACTAGATTGAACCCATTAAACATAATCTCATTGAAATCTTTAAGGGTATACTTTAGTGTTGCTGCCATTTCTGTATATTCACGTATTCATATCATACATTTATATCAATTTTTTATTATATATATACAATTTTAAAAATAAACTTAAACAGTTTTACTTGTATTATAATATAATGTTAAGTGAAGACGAAACAAAGCGCGAGATGAAAGAGGAGGATTATAATTCTTCCTATGAAATCACAAGTTGGGATGATTTAGACATAGATCCAAACATTTTAAGAGGCATCTATGCTTACGGGTTTGAGAAGCCAAGTCCTATTCAACAAAGGGCTATTAAGCCGGTTATCATGGGGAGAGATGTTTTGGCGCAGGCCCAATCTGGAACTGGTAAAACCGCCACCTTTACCATTGGTGCGTTATCTAAGGTTGATTTGGGTAATAATAACACTCAAGTATTGATTATGTCGCCAACCAGGGAGCTTACGTTACAGACCGCCAAGGTGATTGAGAGCATTGGAGGTATGTTGCCGGGGCTCAAGGTTCAATCGGTGTTTGGTGGATTAGCAATGGAGGAATCCAATGGATTTTCGAATAAAAATACCCCGCATATTATTTGCGGTTGCCCGGGACGCGTGTTAGATATGATGCGTCGCGACAAGATTACTGCTAGACACATCAAACTCGTAATTTTAGATGAGGCAGATGAGATGCTGTCGACCGGGTTCAAGGATCAAGTATACAGCATTTTTCAGCATTTTAGCAATGATGTTCAGGTTGGGCTATTCAGCGCCACATTACCTGCGAATATAATGACGATTGTGGATAAGATTATGCGCGATCCAGTCCGCATTTGCGTAAAGACGGAACAGCTTACCCTCGAGGGCATTACCCAATTTTATGTTGCGGTTGATGATGACAGACAGAAATATGCTACCCTTAAGCACATTTTCGCATTTTTACCAGTTTCTCAATGTATCATATATTGTAACAGTGTCAAGCGGGTTGCCGATTTATTTGATGCTATGTGCGAAGATGCGTTTCCGGTTTGCTGTATCCACAGCAATATGGATAAGGCTTCGAGGGATGCGTCAATTACAGACTTTCGATCAGGAAAGTGCCGTGTGCTAATCTCGTCTAATGTGACCGCGCGAGGAATTGATGTGCAGCAGGTCAGCATCGTAATTAATTTTGATGTTCCCAAATGCGTTCACACCTACTTACATCGTATTGGGCGGAGTGGGCGTTGGGGCAGAAAGGGGGTTGGTATCAACTTTATTACGAGGCGCGATGTAACAAAGCTTAAGGAGATTGAGTCCTATTACTCATCGCAGATTGACGAGATGCCTTCCTGTTTAGATTTTTTACAGAAGCTCTAATCCATCCACCTTTGAAAAAGGTGGAGCCAAACGTTTTGAAGGGGTTGAAACCCCCGTAGTATTCGTAGAATAAAAATGTTTTATATATTTTTTTATTGTATGTCGTCCATAAATAAAAACTTTAAATTGCCAATTTTTTACAATAAATCAAAAATGAAGACAAGCCAAACAATTATTAATGATTTAGAATTAACAAAAACAATTGATCCGTCAGCAAATCCAATTTACAGTTACTTTTTTGATAATACCAACGAGTTTTCAAATGAGGTAATGGCTCAAGCGACAGAATATTATACAACTGATACAAGTTTTTTAACAGAAACACAACAATTATTGAAATCATATACCAGGGGGTCAATAAGCGATCATACCAGAATTCGTGAAATATGGACAGAGATTAAAAATGATACTGGATTCAAGGAGAAATATTATTACATTGATTGGACTATGTTCGAATACTTAAATAAGTCAAATTCATTCCTCCAAATGATGAGTTTTTACAACATGGCATCACCCATATTATCACTTTGTATTCCAATCATCTTTCTAATCTTGCCATTTTTTATTATTCGTTTCAAGGGACTAACTTTGTCAATGACCGAATATGTTGACATTTTAAAGTTGATTGCGTCTAATCACTCGATTGGGAAATTATTTACGCAATTTAACGATGTCACTACAAACGAAAAGGCATATATGATTATTTCTGCGGGATTTTATTTATTTTCCATTTATCAAAATATACTGGTGTGTATTCGATTTAACAATAATATGACAAAAATTCACAATTTCCTACATGATATTCATTCGTATTTGGATAATACCACTAAATCAATGGAACAATACATAGATTGTGCATCCCAATATAAAACATATAGCACCTTCAATTCGATTGTTAAAAAGAATATGAATATTCTGCTTGGATACAAGGACCGTATTGGTGGTATTGGCGATTACAAGTTGACAAATTGTCGTAAACTCTTTGAAATTGGTCATGTTCTAAAATACTTTTATGAATTTTACTGTGACCAGGGATACAATGACGCATTCTTGTTTTCCTTTGGGTTTAATGGTTACATTGATTGCTTGACAGGTATTCAAAATAATATCAACGAGAGAAAACTCCAGTTCGCAGAATTTGTCGACAATAACAAGCAAACTGCTTTGAGAAATACTTATTATCCCTGCTTGAAAAATGATCGCCCTGTAAAGAATAATATTTCATTCAAGAAGAATATGATTGTGACAGGACCAAATGCTTCCGGTAAAACGACTGTCCTCAAATCGGCGATGATTAATATATTATTTAGCCAACAATTTGGTTGTGGGTTTTACCAGGCTGCGAAATTAAAGCCATACAAGCATATTCACTGTTACTTGAATATTCCCGATACATCTGGAAGAGACAGCCTATTTCAAGCCGAGGCGCGCAGATGTAAAGAAATTATTGATATAGTTGACGCAAATAAGGACGATACTCATTTCTGTGTATTTGATGAATTGTATTCTGGTACTAATCCGGAAGAAGCAGTGGTAAGCGCTGTCGCATTCATGGAATATTTAATAAGGTCGCCCAATGTGTCTTGTATGCTGACAACTCATTTCATTAAGGTATGTAAACGGCTGAAACAAAATGAAAACATAAGCAACTATCATATGGTCGCTTTAAAAACTGACAACAAGATTCAGTATACGTATAAAATGAAGAGTGGGGTATCAAATGTTAAAGGAGGTATTAATGTTCTTATTGATATGAACTACCCAAAAGAAATCATCGACAGTGCGACCAATACATAAATAAATAAAAATAATGCGGTAGTTTCATTCGTTCGTTAAATAAGAAAATTATATCAAGTCTTTGTAATATGTTTTCCTTATCATTGAATTCTATGCTTTTCATTATTTTAGGAATATTTGTATTGGCAATTGCGTTGTTAGTCGTATATATTGAATCTAAATCGAGAGAACAGAACCACAAAATTGCGTCAATGTTAAGTCTTGTATCTTCGTTGGCCGAAGAGTTAAATTCGATTAAGTATAGTATTCAGCGTGGTGGCGATGGTATAACAAATGATGACCAAAACACTTTAGTAACGGTGTCTGATGGCGATGATGAATCTTTAGGTGATGACGATGAGAGTTTAGACGATGACGACGATGACGATGATGAGGATGATGACGATGATGACGACGATGACGATGAGGATGATGACAACTCTGTGATTGAAGTGGATAACCTCGATGGAGCTGATATTAGCAAGACAAATACAAACAATATCAAAATATTGAAGCTTACATTGAATGCTGATGAAAACGAGTCTGTTACAAGTGAAAATCAAATTGACGACTTAGAAGAATTAGACGATGATAATGATAATGATGATGATGAATTAGAAGAAGAGCAAAACGTCTCATTGTTTGATTTAAAATCGATCAATATATCTAATTTAGAAGAAAATGAAGGCGATCAATCAAATTCTCTTGAACTACGTAAGCAGCCTGTAAATAAATTAAGGAGCATTGTTGCTGAAAAAGGTCTTGCTGTGGACCCATCCAAGTTAAAAAAGCCAGAGCTTCTCAAACTGCTTGGTGTTGAATAAACTTTGACCAAATATAAAATTTTATCTATTACTATTATAACATGTCCTTTGCAACTTGTTATAGTGGCTCTAACAATATCCATTTTAATTTTCCTCCGATTATGGCAGATGGACGTAATTATGCTTCTTGGCAACCGGAAGCTGTCATCAACAATCGTATTCAGCAACAAGAGAATATCCATTCCAATTGGCAATATCGTCAATTCTTACAAAAAAATGGTCTTCAAATTATGAAATATAATTCCAAGGAGGCTTGTTATGATCTTGGCCTTGATCCTCATACAACGACAAATACAACCCCCTCATCCAATGTTCCGTTTACTTATCGGTCTTCGTTTGATACTGGGAAACCCGGATTTGGGTATTGTAATAGCGATTTGAAGAACCCATATTTGACGCGTGAACAATTGAATGCGCGGATGATTGCTCCCACTATTACTATTCCTAAATAATTCTCTTTTACACCTTTTCTCTTTGAAAAGGCCCAGAATAGGCCGTTTTCACGAAACGCAGGCACTGCGTGCCTTGTGTCAGCGAAAAGTAACGGTTCCATGCGCATCTTCCATGCGCAAAGGTGTAAAAAAGATAACAAAACGTTATCCCTTCACAATCAAAATTTTTTTCACTTATTTTAAAAGCGAAAAAAATTTTGTTCCCTTTTTCTAAAAGAGATTTTCTAAAAGTTATTGTAATAACACATAAAAACGGTATAACAATAAATTACTTACACAATGTATATGAAGGTTTTGAGCATTGATGTAGGAATTAAGAATTTGGCTTTTTGTCTATTTGAGTCCGTGAGCAATAATGATTTCAAAATTACCAAATGGGATATTGCCGATATATCACAAAAGGAATCTAAGTTGTGTTGTTTTTTAGACAAAGCAGGTGTTTGTGGAAAACCTGCCAAATTCACAAAACACGATCAATGCTTTTGTTTGAAACATTCCAAGAAACAAAAATATCTTGTTCCAACCACCGAATTGAAAACAATTAGTAAGCATAAAATTCAAAAACTAAAGGATATTGCGACCAAATATAAAATTCAATATGACGATAATATCAAAAAGGCCACCCTAGTTAATTTGATTAATGAACATGTGAATAACAATTGTTTCGCTGAAATTGGAACTGTAAACGCATCTAAATTGGATCTTGTTAGCATTGGTGGTATTATTAAGACAAAATTTAATGCTTTATTTGATGAAGAAGGAACAATTGATTATGTTCTAATTGAAAATCAAATCAGCCCAATTGCGAATCGCATGAAAACGGTTCAAGGAATGATTGCTCAGTATTTCATAATGTGTAAATACCCTGTAAAAATGATCGAATTTGTTGCCGCATCCAATAAATTAAAAGACTGTGATGCTGCGGAGAAGAAAAATTATAAAGACCGTAAACAACTGAGCATTAAACGGTGTCTGGAATTGATCACCGCTAGTAACTTCTTCTATGAACAACTCGAGTATTTTGATAAACACGGCAAAAAGGATGATTTAGCCGACTCGTTTTTACAGGGTATCTGGTATATAAATACACACTTAAAGATTTGATTGTGGCATACAAATATAAACACTTTGTAATTATAATATATACATTGTATAATTATGTCAAAAATACACCCACTTACAAAAATTCATACCATAGAAATATTCACAAAAACAAAAATAGATATTACAAATATGCCAACTCATCCAAATATATTATTTCCTTTCAATGCTGAAAAAAAATACAATACTGTTATTTTATCATACAATGTTCTTGATAATGGGTTAACATTGCGTGAGTTTATACATAATTGTAAAAAACAACCAACGCGTTTTACACTACGAAAAATAAATTTGTGGAACCCCAACGATATCATGTTACAGATTATAAGCGCGTGTGAATTTATGGTGAAAAATAATTTATTGTCGCCTCAAACAAACATAAACCCCAATAATATTTGGATACAATATAATGAGGAAGGCAAAATGTGCGTATATGTAATATATAATTTTGAAAATATAATTGAAGAAATTCAATTGTCCCATCTGGACGAACGAAGCAGAAATTATTGGGCACCCGAAATACTAAGGAAATATAATCATGTACGATTTTTTGAAACCCCATATATTGAACCAATTAGTAAATATAGCTCACTACTGACGAGAAGAAATACAACGCCATCAACATTAGAAATAGTGTATTCTCTTGGATTAATTTTATATTTTATTGTGTATAAAGAAGACGCGTTTCCGGAATTGCGAATACATGAATATGAATGGCCAAATTTTCATAGTATAAATAAATACAATCGCAATATAAAACTCGCCATTCAACCTGAAATAAAGGATCGACTAACATTAACAGAATGGTCATTTGTATTACAAATAGCACCAAAACCAGGGATATTTTCAAGAATATATAATTATTGCTATAAACCAACATAAATATAATTGTAGTATGTATACAATGAACTTGTTCACCTTTTTGTCAAGCCTTTTTTATGTTGCTCAGGTGCCAACTGGAAATTATGTTGGAGGCAAGACATTATTTGGAGAGACAATTAATGCGATTGTGAATATCAATGACGCATCCAGTTTGGATTTTGCGATTTCTGGAGATTTTACGCTAGATTGTAAGGATGAGTCATATTCCTTAGTTGACAACACGATTATTTTAGATGATATTGAACTTGTTGGTGATTGTGCCCATGATGCATTAGTTGACAATCAAATTACGCTCAAGGAAATTGTGTATGATGCTGAGCAAAACCATATTACTGTTACGGCGAAATACTCCATTGCTACTGTAGACATTGTTTTAATGCCTGTCCAATTTTACAAAAATGAAGAGAAATCCACTTTTGAAAAAAGTGGAGCAAAAACGTATAGAGAGGGAGGTTTACGAGGTCGGTGCTCCAGTGTATAAATGGGGGTTACCCGCATGAAAAGTTGATTTTGTAAAAGAGAAGGAGGGGTTCGGGGAACCTTGGTTCCCTGGTATATATATATTAGCGTTCGTATTACTTAAAATTATATGTTATATTTAAATAATACGATGGATGACATAATTGAGATTTCCGAATTGAACCTCAACGATGATTTTGGAAGAGGTAAAAAAACAAACTTTGGGGGTGGAATTGAACTGTTAATGAATGATAGAGTAAAGGAAAATTCGAAAACTATGGGTGGTAGTGACTTTGATTTAGAAGATCTTACTAATTTAGAGAATGAGTTGAATGGACTTGTTGAAGATATGCCGAGCAGTAATAGTTACAAGTCTAATTTGTTTGGTGGTGCCGAAGAAAAGCCGTCTGTAAAATTTAGCGATGGTCCCTCGCCCACTATTGGTCAATCTACCGCAGATTTTACGCCGGAGACTAAAACCTGGGATGGTTATGGTAAGTTTAACAATATTCCAATGAACCCCGACGTAAATGTATCTCAACACCCTGGTATGTCCAAAGAAGAATTGTTGCGCGAGAAGTTCAAGATTTTACGTAAGCTGGAAGGTTTAGAGAAAAAGGGCGTCGAGTTGACTAAAAAGTATTCGATGGACTCACCGCTTGCGGAAATGCAGGGTGAATATGAGACTATTATGGATGAGAAGTCAAAGCAAAACTCGGTCAAGTTTCAAGGCAATATGCTGATGGCAGCTATTAATGGAATTGAGTTTTTGAATGGACGTTTTGACCCATTTGATATTAAGCTTGATGGATGGAGCGAGCAAATTAATGAGAATATCACGGATTATGATGATATTTTTGGAGAGTTACACGAGAAATATAAATCCAAGGCATCTATGGCACCAGAATTAAAGTTATTATTCCAGCTGGGAGGGAGTGCGATGATGGTCCATATGACAAACACAATGTTTAAGAGCGCAATGCCCGGGATGGATGATATTCTTCGTCAAAATCCTGATTTAATGAGGTCTTTCCAGTCTGCCGCAGTGAATTCGATGTCGCAAACAAATCCAGGGTTTTCGGGATTTATGAACAACATGATGTCGCCGGGATCTTCGGCGGGCCCTCCACCCCCAATGGCTACACAGGGCCCTAATTCCGTCCCTCCTCCAAGTGGCCGACCTGGCAACAATAACGCATCCATGAATTTGGGACGCAGTAATTTCACAGAGGAAAAGACGATGAGACAAACACGCCCGGAAATGCGTGGCCCCCAAGATATTTCTGATATCTTATCGGGACTCAAGACGAAGACTATCAATATTCAAGAGCCTCCCCCACAACAATCCGCAAATGATAGCAGCACTATCAGTATACAAGATTTAAAGGACCTTGGGGATGCGAATATGCCGAAACGAAGCGGCCGGCGCAAGAAGTCATCTAGCAACACGTTGAGTTTAGACATCTAAAGCAACTTTTAGAAAACGGGGGTAAACCCCCGTAAACCCCCCACAATAGATTGGAATTTTGCTTCGCTTAAACCCTTTCCCAAAGGTTGAGTGGAGCAAAAACCAAAAGAGGATAAAGGAGGGGTTTGGGGAACCTTGGTTCCCCGGTTATAAGAATTTCCATCCAGTTTTCTGCTTCACATATTTTACCAACGCAAGAAATGGCATTGTATCCTTATTTTGTGTAAGCGAATCATATACCAACTTATAATTTCCTGTAATGGATTGGTTATTCAAAAATATCCAACCAACATAAATAATAGCCAAAATGATAGTTGCTTGAATATCCTTTACTCGTATTGTATCATAACGCAACGTGTAAAACGGTAACAACTTAATGAACGTATTCACCAGAATAAAGTACCCAATAGTTCGGCGGTTGGCTCCATTTAGAGACATAAAAATTAGTAAGGCAATATTTTCAATAATACCAATCATGATGGCAAATTTTGGGTTATATTTGATAATTTTTAGCATGTATAACAAATACCACAAGAATATCCAATATGAGAACACTAAATCGAAACGCATAACTATATATTTCCACTTTTATAAAAAGTGGAGAGTCTGTTTTCATAAAACAAGGACTAAGGTTTTTTTTAGAAAAAGGTGAGTTTTGCTCCACTTTTTCTAAAAGTAGAAAGGTTGAAAATAATAATATTAAAATACAATAATGAATAAGTGTAATTCAGTCAGTTGTCCCAAAAGTGGTATAAAAATTTACAAAAGCGATAATGATTACAAAAAAGATCCGTTTCAAATAGATTTAGATATCGAAAACTATTCTGTAAATGATTTGTATCGATTGTTTAGCATTGATGTTCTCGATGAGAATACGATGAAAGAAGCAAAGAAAGTTGTTCTAAAAACGCATCCTGATAAATCAAAATTAGACCCTAAATATTTCCTCTTTTTTTCTGCCGCATACAAACGTTTACATGGAATATATGAATTTCAAAACAAATCCACAAAAAAAATGGTCCCTGAAAATGATGCTTTTACTGATAAAGAAAATGGGAAGGTGCTACATAGCATGTTACAAAAAAACAAGGATCTAAAAGACCCAGGCAATTTCAATAAGTGGTTCAATCAACAATTTGAGAAACATCGCGTCGATGACCCAAATGGTGACGGATATGGCGACTGGTTGAAAACTGATGATGGTGTTTACGATGTGGGAAACGTATCCAAGGCAAATATGGCGCAAGAATTTGAGCGACAAAAGAAGCAAATCCAAGCGATCACTGTATATAATGGTGTTCAAGAGACATTTTCATCATTTAGTGGATCGATACTTGGTCAACAAACCAATTACACAGGGGATAATGGATCATATACAGACCTTCGTCAAGCTTATGTAGAAAGTGTTATACCCGTAACGGAGGAAGATTATAAAAATGTTCCCAAATATAGAAATGTGGATGAATATAAAGCGGGGCGTGGAAGTGTGGCACCACTTGACAAAGAGGTCGCAATGAAACAATTAATGGAACAGAATTCAAAGGAGGAACAAGAGAGCTCTGCCAGGGCTTTCTATTACGCACAACAAACAGAAAAGGCCAACAAACAAAGTCAGTCATTTTGGGCTGGGCTGAAACAACTCACAAATTTCTAACTCAACCTTTAGAAAGGTTGAACCAAATTCACACAATTTGAAACTTATAATGGGTTATATTTTTAAAATAAACACGGATTTAAATATTTAATGGTGTAGGGGATTTATGGAGGAATACCTCCATATTATGTTCTCTTTTTATAAAAGGAAAGCAACTATGTCAAAATTTGAAAACGGGTTGTTTATTTTTAGACGCGATCTAAGAATTATTGATAACAATGGGCTAAATTTACTTGGCGAGATGTGTAAGAATATATATGCGATTTTTGTTTTCACTCCCGAACAAGTGACTGGACAGAATAGTTACAAGTCAAATAATGCGGTCCAATTTATGATTGAAAGTTTAGACAATTTGGCAAGCGAAATTGAAAAACGCGGTGGTCATTTGTATACTTTTTACGGACACAATGATGCTGTAATTTCCGCTTGTATTGACGAATGGAAAATCAATATTGTTGGATTCAACATTGATTATACACCTTATGCTCGAGAGCGGGATGCTGAAATTGTAGCATTATGTGAGCGAAAGAAAATATATGTCATTTATGACTATGACTATTATTTGTTGGAACCAGATCAAGTGTTGAATGGCTCTGGTGAAACATACCAAAAGTTCACACCTTACTACATATCAGCCTTAAAAAAGGTTATACAAAAACCAGCACGAGAGAAAACTATACACTTCGCAGCGAAACCTGATGGTCCTGCGAAATACAAAATTACATTGGATCACGCTGCTACAAAATTCACAAAGCCAAACCCTGACATTTTGGTACACGGTGGCAGAACGGAAGCCCTACGGGTTTTGCGCGAAGCGGTAAAATTACAAGCTCATTATAGCAAAAATCACAATGATTTATTCAAACCAACATCATTGATGAGTGCTTATATCAAGTTTGGTTGTTGCTCTATCCGTGAAGTTTATTATGCGTTCAAGGGCAATACATCTCTGGTTCGTCAACTGTATTGGCGCGATTTCTATGCGAATATTCTGCTAGCCTATCCGCGCGTTCTTGGTAAAGCGTTAAAACCCAATTACGATAAAATAAAATGGCACTACAATACGCGGTACTTGGATGCGTGGAAAAATGGAGAAACTGGGTTTCCTGTAGTGGACGCGTGTATGACACAACTCAATACAACAGGATACCTTCACAATCGCGGACGGTTAATTGTCGCATCATTCTTAGTAAAAACTCTTTTATTAGATTGGAGAGAAGGTGAGCGCTACTTTGCCCAGCAATTGACTGACTATGATGTTGCGTCAAATAATGGCAATTGGTTGTGGATTATGGGTGGAGGTGCCGACTCACAACCATGGTTCCGGATATTCAATCCTTGGGAACAAGGCAATAACTTTGATCCGGAGTGTGAGTATATCAAAAAATGGTTACCGATGCTAAGCGAATTATCGCCGAAAATAATACATAGTTGGGCAACGGAATATCAAAACTATAAACAGGTGAAGTATTGGAAACCAATATGTGATTACGCAGAGCAAAAACAACTAGCAAACCAAATATACTCGCGCGCATTCAAATAAATAGCACACTCGCTAATATCAAACTTATATAATTCATTATGGTAATGGGTTGAAACGATTTATCGAAGAATATATACTCAATGATAATAGAATGGAATTGGAATAAAAAGGTGAATAAGTTAAGCAAGTCTACTTATAGTATACAATATACTATACATGGACAAACCTGTTATATTATTTGAAAGCAATGGATTTCAATTTACAAAACTTCAGCGAAATAATTACAATGCGTCATTTTCAGTTGAAAACAACAAAATACATCTTGCCAAAATCATTAACTTTGAATTTATTCAATTAATTTATAATTTGAACCCAGATATATATGAAAACGTTCATTTAGAAAAGTTAAATGAGAATGAAGCAGTTATTACATTGGTAATGAAACCATTTTTTGAGGACCTTGGATTACCACAAAAGTATTCTTATATGCATATGAAAAAAACAACATACGATAATCAAATTGTATTTGACGCACAAGCAATTCGTTCTTATAAACCCGACACCATTCCCCCCGATGCCCAATGTGTGGCATTTAGTAAAATGACCAGTGTTTGCCATCTGGAAACAGCGCACAAAATACGTTTCACATATAATGTCTGTATTGATGAAGATCGAACCATTCCTCCATTTGTCGAAAAATTTATAGGTATCGCATCCAATAAAATATTTACACGTGTAAAACAGTTTATAGAAAATGTTACTGTATAATACAATGTTACAACAAGTATGGTTTTTATTTATTATCAATTGGATTTTTTTGAGTGAACTTGGATTGTATTTTATGTGTTGGGATTCACAAAAGATCATTGAGAACCTAACAATACGACTGGCAAAGGTAAATGTACTATATGTCAAGGTATTTCAAGCATTTGCTGTTCAAATGAAAAATACAAATCACACATTAATGAAATTTACCGATGAGGCACCTTGGACCCAGGATGATGTCGATATGGTTTCTCTCGAACAGCTTATTCAAGAATATAATATTGTCTTGGATAAGACTCCAATCAAGTCTGGAATGATATCGCTTGTATACAAAGGTCAAATGAATGGTGCGAACATCGCTATTAAAATTCAACGTAAAAATATTATCTCCAAATTGAATACCGGAATTTACAATTTGCTGTTTTTTGCGCGCATTATTTCATTATTACCATTTATAAAAAAATTAAGTTTGGTGGATACTATAAATAAAAATACCGGATTGATTTTAGAACAAACTGTCTTTTCACAGGAAGTTTCTAACTTGAATCAAATGAGAGAAATTTGTAAATATTTAAAATATATTCAAATACCTCGGGTGTTTGACGATGTTACTAAAAAATACCCAACCATAATCATGATGGAGTATGTAGACGGAAAACCAATTGAACAAATTGAACCTGGTGACCGCGTAGAGTTTGCCAAACAAGTTATTAAATTTGGGATTGCTACCGGGTTAGTTCACGGTGTCGCACATGGCGATTTACACCGAGGAAATATTTTATTTATCAAGAATGATGATGCGAAAATAAAATATAAACTGGGTATTCTTGATTTTGGGATTATTAACATTATTGACCCGATATTTCGTAACAATATGTTTGATTTGATTGGAGGATTATTTACTACACCCGCAGAAGAATCGGCTAGAAAAATTTTAAACTCTGGTATAATTGAACCAGTGGAGTCAATTCAGTGTTTACCTAAGGAACAATATGACACTATAATACAATTCATATCATCTATTATCCAATCCATGATTGATCGAAAGAGAGAAGTAAACCAAGTTGAAATATATAATCTTTTTCGAGATATTAATTTGTATTTATCCACAAACGATGTAACTGAATTGGGATTAAAACCATGTGATGGATTTGTGAAATTACAGCTAACAATCGCAATGGCACATGGAGTAACAATGTCACTTTGTGGTGAAAACTACACGGGGTTGCTAGATCAAGTATTGGCAGAAATGTTTCACACTAATCTACTTGAAATGTAATTATGCGTGTTTATCGATTGTCACCTCTTTGGCTATCTTTTTTATCATTTTGGTTTGACTATCATAATCCACATTTGACGATCCACCGCCAAGAGCCTCTATCCTCAATCTCAAAAAATGATCTCCGTGCTTTGAATCATACTCCAAACAATCGGGGTGTAACTCTTGGAATAAATCCAAGTTTTTTATGTTTTTAAAGGCAATGTGTTTAATGGCCCGGCGGATATTTTTATTCTCTTCATCTTCCTTTTCCCATGTATTTTGGGATTTCACATACATTGTTTCTCTCTTCAAGTCGGTGCAGTGGACGGGTCGCATGTGAACATCGAGGGCCTTCAAGTTCTTGATGATAATGTTGGAAATACCATTAATATATCCAAGCTTGCCGACCGATTCCAAATCACTCAAATCTAATTTTATGGAATCTACAAAATCCATAATATTCATAGCATCCTTGCATTGTTCATTCAAAAACACTTGTAGGTTGAATGTTTTGTTGTGTGAATTTACATTGTTTACAATACTGTTATTGTTATTTATTCCATTTTTACACATATCTAGCAGTTGCTGCTGAAATTCTTGGTTTTGTTTTTGTAATTCACTATTGCTTTTTACTACATCTAAAATTAAACCGATAAGTTTATTGTCATCTTCTAAAATTTCGGTTGGGTCTAAAATTATGTTATTACATGTTTTTTTGTCACACTTATTTTCGTGATACCACAAGCTATTCCTTGCTTTGTATACCTTTTCACAATATTTACACACATATTTGGGGTCAGCATTTTTTTGTTCTAAAATGTTCAAATTTGTTCGTTTTTTATGTTTTGCTGTTAACAAATGATTCGTATAATTGCTGTGTTTGTTACATTTAAAGTCACATGTTTCACATATAAACTTATCGGCATTTTCTGGCATGTTCGGCATTCAAAATGTTCTATATTACCTAAACATTTTAATTTTTGAAAACCAACATTTTTTATAACAAAAAATTTTATGGTAACAAATTTATAATCAAATTTTTGGTAATTAGACGATTATGGTCTAAACCCATTTTTTCACTTTTTTTTGTCAAGACCTTTTTGGGAAATCAGAAAATGGACATTTATAAATGTCCAAAATTCATTTTGCCAAAAAAGTCTTGGCAAAAAATAAAATTTATCATTACTTTTTCAAAAAGTACCAAAAAACAATCCAATGTTGTTTAAAATCGCACGACCTGTCTAGTAAATAAAATGTATATTATTGAAAATATGTAGTTAAAAAAGTTGAAATGAATTATAAAATCAAATTCAGATTATAAAAAATGGATTTTATGCGTGTTTACAATGACGTTTCTTTAAGAAGTGTGGAAAATATGGTTTCCGCAAATAATCTGTTACCTGGTAAGTATTACGTTTATCAATATAATGACACTAGGATAATATTACTGTGTTTAGGTCATTGGGCAAAGCACTATATACAAGTGAAAAACTTTGTATACGAGGGACGTGTTATAGACAATTCGATGATTTCAGTATTGTATACTTTAGGTGGTCGTTTTTACAAGGTTGAGCATCCTTTGTTCAAAGAAATACAAAATATTCGTGTAACATCACTCATTCCAAGTTTAAGAATCCTATCATACAATCAATTGGATAATGACACAAAAATCGAATATTCCTATGCGGCAAATGTATATGGTCAATTCCCACCAATTTCATTCGGTTAACACATTTGTTTCAAATGTGAAAAGGTGTTAGATATTTTGCTCCAGTTTTATTCAGCAAATCTTATAAAAATGTAATAACAACTTAAAGTTGCTATACAATACAAATATTATGGTAGATATATATGAGTATTTGTTGACACCAAAATATGAACATATTGTGAAAGGAATTACAAAATATAAATGCCGTGATGAAAGGAACTCGAAATTCAATCTCGTTCGTATTTTTCGTTCTATAGAAATTGTATTGTACACTTATAAGCCAGTAGAAGAAACTGTGATTGAAATTGATACGGTATTAGGTGAAAGCATTTGGACAACTCTGGAAAACAAATACCATTGTTATTGCGAAACGAAATTGAAAGGGTATTGTGGTATTGATTTTTCTTGTGATATGCCGGACAATGTTAGAGAGAAACTCAAAGAGGACCCAAATTATGACTTGGATGAAGAACTTGATTGGTATAACAATTATGGTTATTGGCATCAGGGTTATGATTCAGAATCGGAATCGGATGATCCTGAAGAAAAATTTTATGATGATGTATGGACCTATACGCCATTTTCAATCTCGTTTATAAAGCATATTCCTCCTCCTCCGCCTCCGCCCCCACCACCTCCTCCACCTCCTCCAATAGTTCCATATGAATATGCGCCCGCAGAACCACCCGAACAAATGAGTTGGGATGATATTCAATTTGAAACCTGAAATTATACCATTTCTCATTTTCATTCTCTTTTTCACAAAGTTATGAAAAGAGAATTGTAAAACAAAAAACTAGTATTCAACAATTCTCTTGTAAAATCAAAAAAAAATGAAACCATTTATTTTTCCAAGGAATAAGCTATTCAAAGTTATAATAAGATGGATACTATTCAAGAGGTCATGGACATGGTGTTGGCGGAGGTTACAGAGAAAGAGCAAGAGCTAGTTCAGGTGATTGTGAAAGCGCATGGCTTCGACGATTTGTTTAATAAGTCGTATGTCAAGCAGCTTAAGTCGCTGAAGGTTCCTCAGCTGGAGAAGTTGATGGCAAAGTTGAGCATTGCGAGGACGAAAGAGGAGGGAGGGAAAAAACTAAATAAGGCCGAGATGACGGAGAAGGTCACGACCGAACTACAAAAAATGGGGACTAAGGAGATCATTGCGGTGTTGAAACAGACGAACACGGGGTTTGCGATTGAGGTGAAGGATTTGTTGGTAAACAATGTTGATATTGGTCAAATTATTGAGAGCGGAATTTGCGCTCGCCTGGATCAGTTTCTTGAGGCGGAGCCCAGCATCAAGGCGAGGTTCATCAATACATGTGACTTGCTCTTGGTAAACGACACTGTCACGTCGAAGAACTGTGTCCAAAAGGAGGTTCAAGGGCTATACCTTTTGACGATTGAAAAGGAGGGCATCGCGCACATCGTCAAGATGGGATCCTTTGCTGAGACGCAGGGAATGGCGAAGCGAATCACCAGCTTTGGAGGCGGGTGCTACGAGACGGGGTCGCTCACCAACAAGTGGTTCCAGAGGTTCATGAAAAAGGCATTGAGCGATGGATACGGGTGCAAGTTCACGTATTATGAGAATGAGGAGCAGACCACGATTACTACGACTGATTTGGACGGAAATAGTATCACGATGATGCCGTATGTGATGAGGCCCAAGGAAACGCAACTATTTGATAAATATAACAATTATAACAATAACATCCCGCCGATTTTCGGCTCTAACTGCTCGCAAAAGGCGGAATAAAAAATTTTTAGGGTGGCAATATTTGCCGATTGGTTAAACACTTATTTTTTATTATGTATGCGGATGATATTGATAATAATGTCAATTCGGTAGAACTTCTTACAATCATCGGCATATCACTTGTATAAACACTGTAATATATCCACATGCTAGACGAGCAAATACTCAAAAGACAAAATAATAATGATAAACTATTTGTGCTCTTATTTTGATATAACAAGAACATAAAAATAAATCTTCCAATTATTGACAATGAGGTTGCGGTATAGGGTATAATTTTCAAGTTTTCATTGTTCATTATTATATATGTTCATTCATAAATTGAATTTCATCCGCAGTAATTTTGAAATATTCATATAAACAACCGGAGAATGATGGATCTGGAATAGGAAAACGCTGTAAAATACGAATGTTGTTGAAATTGCCCCATCTACAAATATTGTTGATAAACGTATATAAAGGATGCTGTAGAGTAACCACATTTTTTTCTGCTTCTTCTTTACTCAAGCACATAATGAATGCGATGGATTGCGTCATGCCACAATTGTCCACAAACACATGATATTTATCCGTAGTGCTGATAAACACCTTGTATCCTTCCTGAAATTTGTGTGGTCTCGATGCGAATGCGGTTTGCTTGGGAGTATGTATCAAACGATATTTGTATTTATCGGTTGCCTCATTTGAAATGAGCGCCGCCTTTGTATAACGATGTAAATCGCTACTGGTTTGAACCGCAAATTTGGGAATATCCACATTGTCAACCGTTTTTGCCAGAATATTGTTTACAAGTTGATTGTATAACAGAGGAATGTATCTCCGCGGCTGCGATATAACGCTGCTCTCATAAGTCTTCTTCTTCCACACACCAGAAACTGTCATCTCCTTGTAATACGGACAATTTTGAACAATGTACCATGTGAAGCTGGAACCAATCTTTTTGAAGAAGCGCTTGGCGCCATGAATATCCAAGTGAATTATTTGTAAACTGGTGATAATTTCAATCAACTGATTTCTGTCAGCAAATGACATCCAATTATCAGGAGTAATGAACATCAAGTATCCGCCAGGTTTTAACAGTGCCAGAGACTGCTCAATAAAATCCTTGATTAAGTTATGATTCTTTGATGCGCGTTTTCCATTCTCCATCAATTTCGCATATGGTGGATTAGCAACGATTAGATCATAGCGCCGTCCGGTATCCACAGTTTCCAAGAAATCATTGCTAGTAATACGCAAATTGTATTTGTCGGCACAAAATACAGTGCGTACATTGGTAAGTCGCGGTTCATTGATGTCATTGAACTCTAGAATATTATTTAGAATATCAGTTTTGGTATGTCCGGCAGCCAACAATTTAAAGAATGCTGGAATAAACAAATTTCCATTTCCGCAGCAGGGATCCAAGATCGCAAGGTCTTCACGAGTCCACAATTCTTCCGGAATTTTATTAACCATTTCACTAGCACACATAATAGGAGTTGGTTCATCATTACTTGACTTGTATGTAGATTTGTCGGTATTCAGCACAGTGTCATAATAGAGACGAAGTTCCTCAAAGGTTGAATTGATAGTAGCCATTTTTTACAATATAATATAAAATATAATTTCATTTCAATTTTTATTCAAATGAAATTATATTTTAACGTTTTTTTGACTTATTTTTATTTCCAGTTTTCCTCAGTTTTCTAGTTTTTTTTACACCTTTCTTAATTTGTTTACGTTTTGTTTGTGTATTTTTTCGGTGCTTTCGTTTTTGTGTTTTTTGTTTGCCCCCGCCTTTCATATCATTATCATTTTTCTTAGGACTGGGTGTGAAGAGACGACGAGAACTGACGAAAGGGCTAACTGCCGGACTTATCTCCGTTGTAGCAAGAGGTCTAGCAACAGAACTAGCAGCAGATTCAGCAGCATATCCCTGACTATCAGGGCTAAATAAGTTAGGACCTGGCGTATTTTGCCTAACTCCATTGTGAACCATATACAGTAAATTAAATATTCTATTGTGTAGTAAATCATAATTTGGATTATTCGCATCTAACAATTCATATGGGGTAGCACGAAGCACGGAACCTTGTGATTCTGGTGTAAATTGGTATTGACTAAGGTTTTGACTAGGAGTAGCTCCAATTGGAGAATCAGGACTTCGAGGAGTATTACCCTGAGGAGTAAGATCGCCAGCCTCATCAGGAGGAGGACTACCACTACCATCATCGCCTGGACCACCGGGAGGAGGAGGACCGGGAGGAGGAGGAGGACCACCGGGAGGAGGAGGAGAAGGGTGCGTAGCTAAATAATTTCTTGTTATAAAACTTTTTACAAAATCAAGATTTAATAACTGTTTTTCAAAATTGTACTCGTTCGCAGTAACATAAATAGTACCAGAAACATAGTTTGATAACGAACTATTTATTAATAACATCATACGATAATCATAATCTGTATCAAATTTAATACCATTTGGCTGAAATATATTATTTATGTCTTCAAAATAATCATATCTTACACCATAATCTAAGAACCTGTCTTCACACTGTGGGTTGAAAAGAAATGCTTTCAAAGCAAACCCAATAATAAATGCTTTAACAGGTTCAACAGAACTAATTTGTATAAGTTCCGTTATCATGACATCTAACAAATTACAATATCTTATATAAGAATTAAAAAATGCGTCATCCACTATTTCAGGGCCAATAGAATACCAAAACGCAGATAACATCATATAGAGTGGTAACAGTGGATGATAACCAAAATTTATATTACTTATATTTGCTGATCCGTCCGGCGGTGGTCCATCCAACATTTTCTCAAGATTCGGGATAACAAAATCCTTTTGGGCACTACCCTCCTCAAATAAATCATTATCTAAACCAAGCCCACCACCAAGTTGTTTCTCTGTAAAAAATGAATTAAAATTCGTATAATAAACTTGAGTATTTGTAAGTAAACCAGTCATTAAAGAGTATCTGGTGGTTCTTGGATTTTCTTGAACCTCTACATTAATATCTAAAGGTCCAAAGGATTCCACAGGCGCCTGAGTTGGCTCCATACTGGCATCATCAGTGTTGGTTGTATCTTGCCTTTTTTTTTCTCGTGGAGGCGAAGAGGGTTCTGAAAACTTAGAGGTATCGCGTTTATTACCTTCATCTTCATCACCAGAAGCATCTTCATCACTAGAAGTCTCTTCTTCCAAAGAGCCGAGTGTTGGTTTTAAGGAACTAATTTTAGAATTTAGTATAGAAATTTCAACAAAATCACTATTGATAAGAATTTCTGCCATTGTATCACTTACACAAACTAATGTTTCAAAGGGGGCTTCAGGAGGTGGTTTCACAGAGTTAACATCCTTTTCTTGTTCGCGCATTTGACCCATTTCTCTACCTAGTTCATCTGTTAATCTTTTCATTTCTTCTTGGTTTCCAACTTCCTGTTGGGAAATATCGCGCTTTGCGGCTAAGTCATCAACCATCTCTTTACTAGGCGGTGGGACATATAACAAATATCTTGCCTCTAGTATAAAATTAAAGATATTGTTCACACGAATATTTTGAGATACATTTACACCGCGCCTTGTCTTTTTTCCGTCAGATAAGGTAGCACTATGCCCTATTGTTACCGCTGTTAAAGTTCCATTTATACTTTCTAATATTTTCATTCTCAAATCATGTGGTATATTTTGAATAAATGACAAAAATGAATGTTTTTCGGGATAGAATTCTGGAGTGCCTTGAGAATTAAGCGAACGAAAATCTACAGTATTTTCATCTGTACCTGTAAATAATGAACTAATTGATGTATACACACGCTGTCTTTCTATTTTATCAATGAATAAATTTAGTTTTGCGGACACTAAAATATCAAGGGATACCACATCCGGAGGAACCGGAATATTATCCAACAAACGTTTTACAGAACATAAACTATTATAACTCCTATTATAATTCGATAAAAATACTGATTTATCTGGGGTAATATCTTGATCAATTAATTTGCGTACTTCTTCTATATTTTTAGTAACAATATCATAATCATTCCTAATATCAGGCAATGATTTTAAAGCAAATGACAATTTAACAGCAGCTCGAAAAATGTTTTGAATAGAGTCAAAATTACCTGTTGGTATATCAAATTGGTTCTTTTCGAATAAATCGATAGCGCCTCTTAACTCGGCATCTAATCTTACTAATAACTCGCTTCGTTTTCTATTATAAACTTCAATTTCAGAAAGAAATTCAGTAAAAGCAGCATTCTCATCAAATATTTTTGTCTTCAATTTAGCTAAAATTGCTATATTTGGATCAACGCGTTTACCATCTTGATTAATAAATGTCAAGTCCTCCATATTTTTTAAAACAATAACACGACCAAAATTATCAATAAATATTACATTACATCCCATAGCCAAAGCATATGATGCGGCGATTTTATCATGTGTAACAAAATAACACGGAATATCTGGTGTTAAATTTACTGGGGGTCTATTACTAGGTCCAAATACATCAACAAAGACCCTTGTATAAATCATAAGACAACATAATGCTTGCCACCAATCACCCGCTCTTTTTCGTTGGACATTTAAATTCAACTCAAAATCATCTTTATTACTACCACCAATTGGAATATTCTGACAAATTTTACTTATTTTTGCGGAGACTTCTTCGTTACTATTGCCGTATTTACTATCTGGCAAATTAACAAAAAATGAATCAACACCACCTGGACGATATCCAATATTCACATTTGTATACAACCTCGTACTTTTTTTTGTTGTATTGCTTAAAAGTGGTGATAAAATAAATTCCATCTTGCTAAAAAAGTTGTTGTTAGATGACTCATCCCTCTCATCAAACGGTGTATAAAACGTATCTTCTGGATCTTTTTGAACTAAAGATACCAAATTAATGCCACTGGCGTTAAAATATAATAATTTATCATCAAATCTTGGTTTGGATGCTGGGTCATTTATAACTTCTGGGGTTGTTACAATATATATACTTTTGTCTGTTCCCGCCTCCGTGGCAAGACCCATTTTTAATTGTGATAAAAATCCATGTTGATTGAAATCAACAACAAAAATTGCTTTACTACTGCTACCAAACAATTCTGTGTTTTGGCAAAATAGTTCTCCTATGTTTGCACCAGAAGGAGTAGGAGTTAAACCCTGTTTAATATTTGTGTCTGATTTAATTGTAAAACTTACAGCTGTATAATTTCTAGCAAACTCAAAATCTCCAGTTTGGGGTTTCAATTGCGGATTTGTTGGTATTCCAATTCGTAATGGTAATGGGCCATTTGGAGAAAGACCCTGAGTAACATCTGGAATTCCTCCTCCTTCAATTAATTGTTGAAAGGGGGTATCTATCCGTTCATTATCAGGACCTCCAGATGAATATAAAACAGAATTTAATACATCCCATTCAGTACCTATTTTTTGGACAGCAAGCCCAGGAGCAGGTATACCTGCTAAAAAGGCATTTAGAACTTGTGATTTTTGTTGTGGACCACGAAAGTATTGCGTTAATAAACTTATATCATGTTCAGCATCATTCATTGTTGCGTCTGCTAACCATAATTTTTCATTTTGTTTGCCATAGTTATAAATTTTTGGTACATTTGGTGGGCCTTTCACATCAGTTTCCATCATTATATATAATGGTTAAAAAAATATGTATAACTTCTCTAAAAGTCGCTGTTGGAAAAAGCGAGAAAAATTTTGTTCCCCATGGGGGCAAAGCCCTCGTAATCCCATCTTTTTATCCACACGGGGACAAAGCCCCCGTAAACCCTTTTTTTGCTCCACTTTTTCCAAAAGTGGATTTCTAAAAGGAAGGGTGTATAATAATCAAGGTATAATTAGTGGCAAATCATCTCTAACAAAAGTAGCCTGCCCATCCCGCGACCAATGAACAACCATTCGTATAACTTCAACCCCGACAGACATCGCATTTTTCAGCGCCTCGGCATATTCCGGGTCAACATTTGATGCTTGAAATCGATCAACATCGCTTCGCTGAATCACAAAACACAATATACAACGGGTAACTGACTCCTTTTTGATAAGCGCAAGCTCAGCCAAATGCTTGACTGCTCGAGGACTAATTGTGTCGGTGCTTTTTTTTCGGTACCCGTCAGGGAAATAAGCGACCTTGGAATTGGGTGCTCTGTCATCGTAACATTTTTTGCCTCGTTGTTCATAGTCGGCAAGAGGAACATTTTTCACTTCCATTATGAATGGGACTTTATTTTTATCAATCCCGACAAAATCAAATCTGGAGTTGACTTTACCATCTACGCGTATGGTGGTTTCGCGCTTATACACGCCAACATTTTGTAAACTGGATAAACAATTGCGATTCATTGCTTGTTCTACCAAATCTTCGGCTAGTTTGGGGTATATTCCAATAATTGTCTCATGTCCCTTTTCTTTTTCTTGAAATATGGAGCAGTATACGCGATAATTACACTTTGTTGATTTAGATATGATGGGTGCCATCAAAAGTGTAGCCCCCGATTCCGCCAATCCACAACAACCAAGTGATGCTGTGTGTGCCAATGCCTCGGTTCCATCTTTACATAAAACGTCGGCAACATAGGGACTTTTTACAATCTTGGATGGGCGTTTGACAACAGATCCTTCTACCAACCCATTTAGTTGTATAAGTTTCATCTTTGATGTTTGTTTGTATTTAGTATTTGATTTTTTAATCAAATTTAAATCAATTTTATTTAATGTAAACATAGTATAGTAGGTATGTCTGCACAAATTTCCAAAAAAATACAAAAAACGCAGAGCGGAACAAGAAGTTTACGAGGAGGGGCTCCTACCAAAGCTGCTCCCATAGCCAGTTCGCGCAAAAGTAAGTCAAAATACCGATTGCCTTCTGCCCCGCTGCCAAGCAAGGCTCCAGTTCTGCCACCAAGCCAGCCTCCAGTTCTGCCACCAAGCCAGCCTCCAGTTGTCCCGCCAAGCCAGCCTCCAGTTGTCCCGCTAAGCCAGCCCCCGGTTGTTCCTTCTGTAATGTCGCCTGTTGAGCCTAAGAAACCGGCAAATGAAGAAGACGCTGATTTACAGGATGCTATTCAAAGAACATTAGAAAGTGAAGAACCCGAATATGATGAACCCAACAACAATACCGATAAAAAAGATGATAATAAAGGCCTGCTTACAAAACAACCTATGAGTATACAAAATGTTTCTACAAAACCCAAGGTGATTCCCAATCAACTGTTGATACGACTGATTACAGGAGAACCAAAGTATCCCATAATTGAGTATACTCCTTCAATGACATTTCCAAAGATGTCCAATTTAAAAAAGGTATATATTGATCCGCTGATTGAATATGATAAACCACTTATTTTAAATAATGTACCAAAGCAATTTCAAATCCTAGAGTTTTTTGAACCGGGTCTGTTCAGTTCTATGATTAATCTTCATGCCAAGCAACCATACACTTGGGAAGAAGCAAATGAGCGCGGAATTATTGGAAAAAACATACAAACAACATTAGATATCATATTTCCACCAGCAAGTGTGTTGAATATAAGTGGCCAACCATATGTTATTGTGGATAAGAGCATTAAGCGAATCAAAACAACGCAATCTAAAGAAGGCAACTGGGCTTTGGTAGCGGCCCCAGTGGACCCTTATATGGCGCAACGCAATATATACAATGAAACAATTGTCAATTCGCTCATTGATAAAGCTCGTCAAGAATTGGATAGTTTAAAAGGCGGCGTTGAGATGTCCCCTGATTCGGCTGGCATTCAAGATTTAGGGACTGGGTCGGGATATAAAGAACCAGAAAAAACACCGGAAGTAACACAACAAATTGAAAAAACAGAAGAACCTGAAATACAATTGCCCCCGGTATCATCAAATACCCAACCACTTCAAAAATATTTTAATTTGAAATCAACTATGTTTCGATTACAGAATATATTGTATCAATTTGTAGGTAATGAACCAATTAAACGATTAATTACTGATTTATTAAAACAATATTCATCTGTAAAAGCACAGGGAGGAGCTAACATTAGTTTGGACGCTTATCAACAATCGGTTAATGGGCTGAAGGTGAGAAGCAATAAGGGCGGTGGGAACTGTTTTTTTGAATCGGTGGCGCAGGCGATCAACATTTATAATTACAATAATCCAAACAAAATAATTAGCGGCATATACGGAAAGGATGGAAATCCATTTACACAGTTATATGTGAGACAACTAGTGTTCAACAGTTTTGTAAAAAATAGCATAACTAGTGAACGCGAAACGATGCGCAATTTATTGAATGGTGCCTTTAAAGATATTGTAAAGGACTTGATTGTTGGTTTACGAAATATCGAAGATTTGACAAAAGAAGGGGTGGACGATCTTATGATTGCTCAAAAAAATACAACCACAGATGAACAATATAAACAATATCTCGACAATTTGACACCGGAAAATTACAAGCGAATTGTTAATTTTGTATACGATACTGCTAAACGATTATTGGAAAACAAAATACGAACTATTAACAGACCAATTGCGGAAACAAAGAAATTAGAGCCATTCCAAGATTTGAAACCTGTTGAAGAAATTAAAAAGTTTATGTTAAGTTCATCATATTGGGGAGATAATCAAGCAATTATAGAATTGTGTAATACATTGAATTTACATATTGTAACACTTCAAGAGTTACCCGAAACAATTATGACAGGTGGCGCATTAACACGCTCCGCATCACCTGCTGAAAAAGCAGCCGAACAAGCATCTCAAGCAGCTGCCGAACAAAAAGTGAGGGAAGTGGCAGAAACAAGGAAAAGAGAAGCCGAACAAAGAAGACAACAACAACGCGAAATTAGTAATATACGAGTTGGATTTCCGTTTCCGGCAATATGTAATGATAATTCACGATATGTATTTTTGTACAATACAGGTGACAATGCTCATTGGGAACTAATCACATTTGATAGACCCAAGTTCAAACCACCTGTAGCAATTTTTGATATTCCCACTTCATTTGATCCAAGTGTCATGGTGCCACCATTTTATGTATTATTTTGGCTGTATGGTATTTATTATGGTACCCTTAGAACTGACCGGGGTGTAAAAGAAAAGGAATTGGCACACCTTAATGATTTACAAACGAGAGAAACAAATCCAGAGGAAACGAAACGCAGATCAGCTGAAATATTGGCATTGGAGGCAAACATAAAATCAGGAATAGTTGATAGAAATACACAATCATTGGATCTGCTTCAATCGACAAACCCACAATTGTATTGGTATATTGAACAAATAGATACTTCTGTGCGAAGAATCATAGATTATAATGTTACGTCTGGTAAATATAACACAATGAAAAATACATTTGAGAAATTATATACTGGAATGTTTCCTAGGCCATATTTTTTCCCCGCAATAATGACAGGTGGTGCGAATCCTTACCCAAACCCATATTATGGTTATAATCCTGGTTATAATCCTGGTTATAATCCTGGGTATAATCCTTATCAAAGTCAAAATCCTTATCAAAACTCTTATCAAAGTCAAAATCCTTATCCTGGCCAATATATGAATCAATATTCATATCCAAATTTTACACCACGACAACAAACAATTAATCTTGCGAAACCAGAAGAAAAACCATTGACAGCAATCATGGTAGAGTTATATATGGAGTTAGAGCCAGGAACAACATTAACAGGGGAACAAATGCGAAGCGCTAAATGTAGAAATAAAGAAAATGCCGTTGTCCGTTCCTGGGATGAATTATGGGGAAAAGAATATATTCCACGACCGGTATATGCGCCAAATCGTTATCAAAATATAACACAAAAGAATACCAGCCCAACAATCAGTAGAAATACAACCAGTAGAAATATAACAAGAAGAAATAGATAATTATAAATTGTTACTGTCATAATCGTATCTGTAAAAATCCATTTTCAAAAGAAGGTCTTTTTGCCTTTTCTTCTGTTCTTCACGTTTTGCCTTTTCAAGTATTGCGATTGCGGAATTTATTTCAGTTTCATCAACATTACCATCTTTATTTTTATCGATTAATTTGTGGAGAACTCTATACTTATGAGGAACTACACAGCACGCACTTTCTTCATTCAATAAATACTCAGACAATACAGTGAATATCGCAGTAAGTCCCAATGCGGTATATATGTCACGAGTTCCCATCCACGCCATCGAGAATACAAGGAGTTGTTTACTTATGGAATATTTCAAATATTCTTCTGTTGACTTGCTAAATTGAATAGAAATAAATTTCGACCCTACGTTGAGTAAAATCATGACAACTCCCGCAAAATATTTGCTATTATTTAAATACATTACGTGATTATGTATAAAATGAATTATCCAACTAAAACCGACCGGTTGATCGACGACTGTTTTTGCTTTCATTCGTATTACAATATCATGTTAAAATATTTTTTACATAATTCCAAATCGCCGAAACATGTTGGAAACATCCGTCGATTTATCGGTAAAAAATGATTCGGTGGTAACACGCGCACGCCTAACATATGGTCTGTAAATTCTACGCATCACAGGGGTAAACCCTTCTTCTATAGTCCACTTTTGATAAAAGTATAGTAGAAAAATAACAATAAATAGTAGTAATATAATAATAAATTTTTTCATTCTATTATTATACATCTATAAAAAGTTTAGAACATAGAATATGAGGTGAACTCATCGTCATATGGTTCAAATCCCTCCACTGTCGACTTATGAACAGGTATTTTGTTCGAGTCTTTAGAACGCATCATAGCCTCTTTTCCTAAAATGTCGAACCCCTCCTTCCCTTTTATAGGTTCTTCTTTCTTCTCAGTCTCAGTCGCCATATGCTGGTCAGTCATCATTTGCTTGTCAGTCGCATTCGGCTTGTCAGTCATCATTTGCTTGTCAGTTGCCTTCGGCTTGTCAGTCGCCTTCGGCTTGTCAGTCGCCTTCGGCTTGTCAGTCATCATTTGCTTTTCAGTTGCCTTCGGCTTGTCAGTTGCCTTCGGCTTGTCAATCGCATTCTCCATCCCCTCCATAATCCCACTAGTGCTGAACGCAATTATAATCAGTAATACAGAAACAACTCCTAAAATTTTATTCATGTAACTCGCCGCTATTATCAGCGCTACCAAAAGTGTTCGACCTAAAGCCGTTTCAATAAGCATATCAAAGATTCTTGATTGAGATATTAACACAATAAGTAGGAGTACAGCAGCGCCGCCAACTTTCTTGCTACGAAACAATTTGAAGTCCATATATAAATATTCAAATATTTTTTTTGAAAACATTTCAGTCTGTTTACTAAATTATTATCTTAATTTTTATTAAGAAGAATGTCTTTAGCAATGTATGCTGCCCCATTTGATGATAATTTAAAAGAGGAGAATAATGATACTATTATGAACCGTAAACGTCAACACACAAAAACGCAAAAGATGTATCCTAAAGGAAATACGGAAAAAGTAAATAGTGTTTTGGAAAAAATCCACGAGAATTCTACTGACTCATCTTTAGATGGTGATTTAGGGGATTTCAATCCTCCCCCACCCCCACAATCATCTGGCGTAACCAAAACAATTACTACTGAACAAATGCACAATATGTCAAGTGAAAACAATATGAATATGTTCAAGGTCGCAGGTAAACCTCCTCAACCAACTTACAATACTAGCGATAATGATCTGGAACTTAACAATTTCAACACAAATTATGGAGACAATAAAAGCACCGAAGAATACTATAACCGCGTTTTGCCGGGCTACAAAACAAATCCCGTCAATAGGCAATATTATGCTACTGGGCAAATGAATGAACCTGTTGGTCAAGATGTTCTTGTTCAGAAGCTGAATTACATGATAAATCTTCTTGAAGAAAAGCAAGACGAGAGAACCAACAACGTAACAGAAGAGGTTGTTTTATATTCGTTTTTAGGAATATTTATCATTTTTGTCGTGGATTCATTCGCTAGAGCGGGTAAGTACACTCGTTAACTCCAATAACTTCCACTTGGAAATACTAGTCAGGCGAATATTCTGGTCTACAGCATTCATTAAGGCGACTTTTCCACGCCATGATCCATAAATATACCACCGATTTACATATTTTTTATACTTATCATTTCCATCATCAAATGCGGTAATTTCGTAAACAACCGAGTTATCTGGTGGGAAAAAATACCAGAAATTATCCATTCTATAAGACCCTTACGGGATATATTTATGTTCTATTTGTAAAAAATAAAACATATTTGATATGAAAATGATTTAAACCTGTTCCATATAGTAATACAATATGGTAAAGTACCTGATTGTTCACTGCACACACGCTGGATGTTATAATTATAAGACGGAGGAAGAGGACAAGCACATTCATTTAATGCGACGCGTCACCATTAATGCTCCAAAGGTATTCATGTTTGATGATAAGTTTCAGGCAAACGAGTTTTTTCACGAATACATGAATGATATTGATTGTATTGATGTTCGTTGTAAAAAGGGGAATGATACTATCCACATTGATGACTGTACGTGTGGTATCGTAGATACAGATGATGATGGTGACCCGCTTCTGTTTTATAATCGTAATCACCAGATTTTTTTGTTGGAGTTGGGCCCCCAGACATTTACTGTTTCCAATGATATGCGTGTAGGTATCAACAACATGAACTTGAATAATAGTCGCATTAAGAAGTGTAAGAGCTTAAGTAGGGAACAGAGGAAGACATTTATTGATCTTGGACGTGCTTGTCAAGAGTGCGAGGACAAGAAAAAGGGTGGTGGTGGGGGTGGTGGAGGAAGTGGTGGGGCGGCCAGTGGCGGTTATACTTATGATGACGATGATGATTAATTTACTAGTAAGACCTTTTGGGGCTGAAAAGATGGATATGCGAAATTATAGAAAAAATATGCGGTAGGGCTTATCGTCGTAGGTGGCGTTTTTAAAACCAAGTTATCAATTATGATATTATTATTTGAAATATTTTCAATGGTAGCAAACCCCATATTATTATCATTGGCAATTTTCCAAAAACTTATTTTGAACCCACTAACAAATAAATCATTATTTTCGCAATTGTTGATTGAAGCAAAGCATAATAATACCTCCATATTTTTTTCTACAAATACTCGAGTTCTGCGAAAAAAGTATGCTGCTACAATAGTATTCTCTAACAAAATTACATTTATAAAAATATTCTTGGACTTGATTAGTTCAATCATATTTGAAATTTCTGTTGTAATTACAATATCAAACTTATTAGGACCTGTCAATTTTATAAAATCAACTAGTAAATGAATATTTTGTTGATTTACTTCCAATAATTTGTAAGCAGGTGATAAATTGGGTGGTTTTGTCCACTTATCAACTGAAAACCCATACGTTTTGTATACACACAATGGAACAATCCCTGTTAGGTCACCTTCCCTCTTGAATAGTGAAACGCAAATATCAGGATTCGCATGACTTTGGTTGTAATGATGTGTTTGAATGAGTTGTGGAGCGATTCCTTTTTTGCGATACAATCCGTCAATACACAAATAATTCACACAGTATGCGTTGAAACTAGAAGTTGGATTTTTTTTGTCATTGTGAATGGTAATATGGATTGGATGCGATGATATTACACCAATTAGTTTGTTTTCATCAATGGTAGTGCCGTTTTTTGAGTCGAGCAATAAAATGGGTTCATTATAAAATGATACAAATGATTTTGTATTATGTCCTTGAAAATATGGACAAATTGTTTTAGAATCAGGTGTAAATTGATTTTTTAAATAATTAATTTTTACAAAGTTGACAAATTTGTCAATTTGTAGTTGTGTCATAGTATCGAATACAATTGTTGAGACATTTTTGAAATTGGTATATTTGTTTTTTTGTGGAAGATCATGAACAATAATACCTGGTGGGTAAATGAGGTATCCTAAATCATAAATATGGAATACGGGTTGATATGTCCAAAATCCATATTTGTATTTGATGTATGAGCAAATAATCAAGAATAGAAATAATAATATGTATAGAATGAACATATTATTTGAACAGGGTTTTTTTTGTCTCGTTGAACTAATAATATTCAATGATTTAGAAACAATATACGTATTTCGTATAGTATGAGTAAATTTATATTTCAATTATTCAAGAAAACAAATAAGGTTGCGGATGAGCCACATTACGAAATAATGTGTGATACAAACGGGATTATTGTGGATGTCACAAACGACGTCGTTCAACTGCTTGGTTTTGAGAAACATGTTTTGCTTTCATCATTCATCGGTAGAATTATGTCGCCATTTTTGTCATACATTCATTCAAATGTGTTGTTACCAAAATATCATTCGGCGAACAATATACAGAAAAACATTATTCATTTGTTTTTGGCGGGAAAAACAGTGAAACGTCCATTAATTATTTACACGATTACGAGAACACCAATTTACGTTCGTCTTTATATTTGCCTCATAAATAAACATTTTCATATACAATTCATTATAATAAACGATTTGAGAAACAGCTCAGTGTATTTACAAAATAATATTAACGATAGTTTTATAGTAAATGGTAGATTTAAAAAAACCAAAAATAGTGTAGTGCAGATATCACTTGATTTCAAAACTGAGTCTACAAAACCGAATACTACATTGGGGGAAATTGAACTACACAATAAATTCCACGATGATATCATCAAAATATTGAAGAGTTATTATTATCCGTATATTTACATTTATGAAATCACAAATGAACATTATATGTTTGTATTGAATGTGGAATGGCTATTCCCCATGACAGGTTGGTGTGCTTCTCTCGCAATTTCATTTTTGCGACATGTGTATTTAGAAACCCAAGAGTACTGCTCGTTCCGTGCCGGTGTCACATATAACGCGTTGTATTGGGGGTTTATTGACAATAAAATGCGTTTGTTTGGTAATGAGTATGCTTTATCACATAAATTGAGATGTCAACTATTACAATATGAGATTGCGGTGGACTGTAATTTTTGGGATAAATTGGATATTGAGAACATATACTCACAAAATAACGTATATGACGAACGCCGATTGCTTCACAATCTTGATAATAAAGAAATAGGCGTAACAATTATGGATGTTTCAAATTCGGGATTGATGAAGGGTATTATTTAGGGCTTCTTCTTCCTATTCTTTGATTTCCTTGTTTTCTTCGATTTCTTTTGTCGGCGTCGTTTTGTTCTGCCGGCACCGCGTTTTCCTATCATAGATCGGCCTGGAATAACGCTGCGTTCAACAGGTTGCAATGCTTGTTTCACCCGACGAAAAGCACGGAGTTGACTAGCGACCCATTCATCCCGATCAATAGTTAACGTTTCCATATTGTGGTTTCCATCATCATTAATTATTCTATACACTATTTGAATATCATTTGGACCAAAATCATTTGGACCAAAATCATTTGGACCAAAATCATTTATAAAAAGAATATGTACACACATCATCACATTCGTCCATTGATTATAAAATATATATACACTACCTTCTACTAAAGAATTAAATTGAACTTCTAAATAATCCCCATTTGCGTCTAATAAATCATCAGTAGTTTCTGGTAAAGGTGGACAAGACATATATATTACTTAGATTTTCTACGTAACGTTCGCTTTTTATTTCGCTTTTTTCTGCGAGTTTTACCGCCGGTAGTGAATGGGACTAAATTTCCATTAACAATTTTGTATAATACACAAGTACCAATCGCTAAACATGCCACTATAACCTCCGGACGCCCAAGAACGCGTTTAATTGATTCAATAGCTCCAATCTTGGGCTCTAATTGTTCTTTGAACGCCAACAACTGTTTATCGCTTGCTTTCGGGCTTTCGCGCCAATTTGGTTTTTGTGGTGTATCAAATTGTATATCAATCTCCTGTTCTTCATCAAAATCACCCCCCAAATCCCGAGCCGTTGCTTCCTCATCAAATTCGGTAGTTAATTTCCTGGACATATATAATTACGTTAGAAAATTCACTTTTCACGGGGGTTCCCTTCGGGA